CAGCTTCAGAGTTTAAGTTAAGGGGAGAGAGTGGCAAGGGTTTGAGTTTAGGGGCGGGTGGTTCGTTTGGCCATGTCGTAATAAATACTGATGGCGATACAGACATAGCTCAAAGACTTGGAGTAGGAGGCGCACATAGCGGGAGCTACGGTCTTTATGTTCATGGGACTAGCTATTTTGCAAACACAGCAAACTTTAAAAGCCAGATAAACTTAATAACGTCAAATGGGAATACTAGAGGTTTCATCAAGGCTACAGACACCGACAATGCTCACCTGACTATAGCCACTAGCAGCGGGGAAGATATTTGCTTCAGAGACAATGGGGTAAATGGAACCACCAACATGACCATTCTTGGCAATGGTGATATAAAGCTAAATGGGTACGGGAGTGGTAGTAGAACTGGGACAGTCGCTAAATATCTAGCGGTTAAAAGCGATGGCGTAATCATAGAAGCAGACGGAACTGGCAGCGGCGGCGGCGGCAGCGGGACTGTTAGTAGTAGTGAGACAACCAATTCAGATGGTGACTTACAACTAGCCGTTTACTCCGCAAGCACCACTACAAAGAAAGCTCAGGATTTAATTTACAACGATAGCTCAAACGATTTCTTCATTGATTGTGAGGTTAACATAGCTAATGGCGTGTCAGCAGGGTCATCTGCAAATTACCCATTATATGTCAATGGCAGCATAAAGGCTACCGCACTATACGATAAGAGTAACACAGCATTTTACATTGCTCCAGCGCAGTCGGGAATCTCTTCACAAATAGCTGGCGGTTACGCTATGGCGGCTGGAGGCGGTTCCTATAACTCTGGGTACGGAACAATTTACGCTAATTCTAGTGCCATGCCATATTGGTACGACGGGTCGGGAAACAGCTACCAGATTTACGCTAGTTCAGACTATCGCCTTAAAACAAATGTAGAGGCTTGGAATAGTTCTAGTGCCTCATCCTTAGTTAAGGGGCTGAATGTTTACTCATTTGATTGGAATGAAAAGGGTCAAGACCTAGCCATAACAAATGACACAAGCCGAATAGGATTCCTAGCCCATGAGGTTAAAGAAAAGATACCTCACAACAGGCTGGTGGCGGTAGATAAGGATGCTACAGACGAAAATGGAGAACCTATTTATCAGACAGTAGACCAAGCGGGGATGGTTCCGATTCTATGGGCAGCACTACAAGATGCGTTAAAGCGGATTGAAGAATTGGAGGCGAAGTTATGATGGAGGCACACACATTACTGGAGGTGCTGCTGGTGATAGCCATGTTGGGGATTCTGTACTCCATGTATTTGGGGGCATTATCCCGCGCCAGAGAGGCAGCAGACAGAGCCATGTGCAAACAGTACCAGTGGGAATTTAAGACGATTAGAGAGTCAGAAGACATATACGAAACTTTGAATGTGGTTAATCGTTGTTACGAATGCCACGCAACTGAACCTTAAAATGGAAACGAATTTAGTTAATCAACTTAGTGACCCAGCGGTACTGGAGAACGCAGGGAAAGCGATACTTTCAGATTGGGTATGGCTATTTGTGGCTGGCGTAGCGGTGCTGTTGTTCCGTGAGATTATACAAGAGTTTGCGGCGGGTCTAAGCGTGTGCTTCTCCAAACAATGGGCCGTGGACGAAATTGTTTTTCTGAATGGGAGACAGGCAAGGATAGCTCGGATCGGACTGCGGGAAACTACGTTTTATATGTGTGACAGGCACTCTACGATGCGTGTGAAAAATACCAATTTAGGCGACCTGACTTGTGAGAAGGTGCTGGCTAATCACGCTCCAGAGTATCTGCCCAAGGGTAATGAGAAGGGGCCAATGCAAGTAATGATAGTAGAGGAAGAACAAAAACCGAGGACTAGAAAATGAAACGATGGATTACAATAGCTGCACTCAGCATATTCACCATCTGGGTGGGTAGCGGGTGTCAGAATATAAAGAGTTTTGAGGCAGACTTCGGAGGGGTGGACATAGAATACTACCCAACACATCCCTCTCAGGAGGAGAAAAGTATTTTTGATTGGGGGTCAAAGACGGAGGGCTTAGTAGTTCCAGCAAATTGGGACGGCCCTTTGTTGATGCCCATGACGAGAGATAAATAAACAAAACTAAAATGGCTAATACATATTCATGTATAAGATTGGAGCCGAGTTGCGACTGCGACGATGCCACTACCGTGTGCAAAGTTGTTATCGGGCTGACGGCTGTAGATGAAACAGGAAACCACTCTGCTTATGTGGACGGAGTTTACCAGTACCCAAGCGACAGCAAACCCACAATAGAAGCGTTTAAGTCTGGAGCTAGTGCATTGGTATCTCAGTTCGCTGCGGATCAAGGGTTCATTACTCAGTTGGATTCCCAGATTGAGGCGAGCAAATTGCGCGATGTTCCCGTTGCTGATTTTGAAGCACCAGAGATCACAATTGATACTACGGTGGAGCCAGCAGAGGGCAGTCCAGCTAACCCAGCAGTGGAGGAATCTAGCGAGGAGGAAGAGTCCGGGGAAGAAGAGTCCAGCGAGGAAGAAGAATCCAGCGAGGAAGAGTCTGAAGGTGGCGAGTAAATGCACTAATAAGGATTGCTTTGAGGACACTTGCAAGGGCGAGTGCAGCGTAAAGAAAAAAGGGAAAGCTCCCAAAGAAGACTGGCCGTGGTATCGGCAAGTTAAGGTGGATGAATAAGGGCCGACAATAACTTATAACCTTAGATTATAAGGGGGTTGTCAGGATCAGCTTCCTGCTGTTAGAGTAGCTTCCTCTTATGGCTGATACACCAAAAGAACAGGTGCAGACTGCTTTGCAGATTCTGCTTAACGCATCATCTCAGGCCAGACTTACGGCAGGAGAGCATGATCAAGTTAGACAAGCTGCTCAAATTCTAGCGCAAGAGCTAGGGTTTGGGGACGGAAGTCAACAAGGTGATGCCCCTGAAATAGAAATGCCTGAGGTAGTAGAGGGTTAATGTTTTGGAGGTGGACGACATAAAAGTTGCTATTGCCAGCATACTAGGCGTTGGGAATTGGGCTTTGCAAATTGACCTGATTCTTCAAATAGCAATTAGTGTCGCCACTTTAATATACATAATCCTTAAAATCAGATCACTGACACAATCCAAATGAAACTACACAAATGGTTGTTAATCGGGGCATTGTTTGCTTTTGCATCTAATGCCAGTGCTGGCGATATGTTTGGGGCTGGGCTTAAACCAGCCCCGAACCTAAAGCTTTTTGGTCAAAAAATTAGCTGGCCCATCCCATCCCTTTGCTTAGGGGCGAAAGCCGGGACTTTGCCTGATGCAAAGGTCTCACCTGAAGGCGTCTTTTTTAAAGTGCCTTACTTTTCGGTGGACATTCCGTTTCCTTCGCTAACGCTAACAAATAAAGTGGGGACTACTGTTCTTAAAGTAGGTTCAGTTGAAACAAGTAAATCAAAATCCAAGTAAAATGCTTAAATCAAAAACTACATGGACGGCAATAACCGGCGCACTAGCGGGTGTTGCTGGGTATTTCACAGGGGAGCTTGAACTAGGGGCCGCTGCGAATGTGGTGATCACCAGCCTTTTGGCTTTGTTCCTGAGGCACGGTATCAAGAAAACGGAAGCGGCAGCAAAGGGTGAATCCTAATAACCTAAGGTTATAAGATGGCACTCCTTAGATTGCTGGCATCTTTACTTAAAGCCGTCCCTGTACTGGGTCGGCTTTTTTTAAGGTTTGCCGATGATAAAAGAGAACAGAAAGCGCAGGAAAGATATGAAGATAAACTTACGCTTATTGATAATGCTGTTGATAAGTACCACAGGGCTGGGCTGCACAACGACGGTCAAGTACAACAACTCAAAGGAGTTGATGGCGCACCCGGAGTTTCCGAGGGCAGCGTTCCATGCCCCGGAGTTCACAAGGCAGGCACTAAAAACGATAGCGGAACTAGAGTATCACCTAGAAAGAAGAAAGCAGTAGCAAAGAAAAAGTCGCCTAAGAAGAAAGCGGCTAAAAAGAAGACCGCAAGGAAGCGGTTGAAGGTGAAGGCTGGTGATACTCAGCGTATCACAAGGCCCAAGAAAGAGAAGTAGCTTTGGCAGGACAATCCAGCAATGACGCTGGACACTGCCATCCCCCTGCCAGCAAATAGACGTGTTGCTGGCAGGGGATATTAATTTAAAACCATGCCAAAGAAAAAAGATTCAAGACTAGAAAGGGCTGGGGTTGAGGGTTACAACAAGCCCAAAAGAACTCCTAGCCACCCAACCAAGAGCCATGTTGTGGTTGCTAAAGACGGGGACAAAGTGAAAACAATCCGCTTTGGCCAGCAAGGCGTCAAAGGCGCAGGAAAAAACCCCACAAGCGCAAAGGACAAAGCTCGCAAGAAATCATATTATGCTAGGCACAATGCCCAAGACAGTAGCCCTTCAAAACTGTCTGCTCGCTATTGGTCGCATAAAGTTAAATGGTGATTAAAGAGGAGGTGATATAGTAATGCCGCACGTAGGTAAAAAGAAGTATCCGTATACTGCTAAGGGAATGGCCCAAGCCAAGGCTGCTGCTAAAAAATCAGGACAGTCTGTTAAGTATGGGGGAAAAAAGAAAAAGAAATAAAACCTTCTTCTCTCCTAAGATTAAAGTGGGACGGAAGTTAAGCCAATTCTTCCGCTTGTCGGATCGCTGGAAATCTCAAGGTCGGCAGACATCTCTCCGATTAAAGCATAGCTTATTGAATCAAAGCTGTGCTTATTGCGGTCACCAATAACATATTGGCCTGAACTTTTCCCTCTTCTTAGGAACCTGAATACATCAATAGCTCTGAAACAGTTTGCGGATATGTGAAGTCTGTTTTGCATCAGCAGGTCTTTTAAGAGCTTAACTCTTTGGCGCACCGATCCCGCAAACTTCGGTGCGCCAATTAAGTTTATCCTTCCTCCGCTCGCAGCAGCAACCACCCGGTGGTCATACGTGTTGGCTGAAGCCCTGTACCTGACCATAGATGATGTGTCTGACCAGTGAGTCCACCGGACTTTTTCCCCGATGTGTTCTTCAAGCCTTTCTATTTTGTCCATAGCTTCACCCGTAAAGTCTTCCAGTGACACGTCCTGTTGCAAGACTACGAGTTCATCTAATATAGTCCACCTAGTGCCTTTCACTGTATTGACTTTCTCCATGATATGGAATGCATGGTTTCTATCTCCCAAGTCCCATCCGCCTATGAGTTCCGTGCATCCTTCCGTAGGGACGATTACATCCCATTCTGCTTCTACTGGGCTTGTTGTGTCCCCAACCACATGAGTGTCAAATTTGAATACCTTTCCGAAGTGAGAGTTGGTTGAAGACGCAGTCCACTTGCCAAGCACATATCTGTCGTACATCTCAGGGTCTCCACGGAATGTAGCTATCAAGTCCTTCTTGTCGTACTCGGAAAGGTAAGGGTTGTCATCAATCATGGACTCAATAATGGAGAACTGCTCTGCGTACTCAGGGTCTGGGTGGTCTTCCTTGTTTGGTTCCTCATACCACAATTTGTATATCCAAGAGTTAGTTCCCTCTTCTGCTGGGTTTGTGTCCCCTATCCATTGGTGTGATGTGTAAGCCAGCCCCGGCAAGCGCAACTGTCCTTTAGATATTGAGAACACGCATGAATCTTTGAAGTTGGAAAGCTCACTGAAAAATATGAGAGAGAACCTAGTGCCTTTTATCTTTTCTTCAATGTCATGGTCAACATCAAGGGAATGAAGCTGTATCTCGGTTTCATTCCCGTGCATATTAGACACACGCATAAAGTGCATTTTGGTGACTCCGTCTACTTTTGGGGGTACGGTTACCTTGAACCCGGCTAGGTTTTGTTCCCACTCAGGGACAATTAAATCAATAAGATCAGACCAGACCCCTGATTTAGCATTCCTAATTGTCTTGCAGAATATCCCAACTCTGCCACCTTTGGTTTCCCAACAATGCCTTACCAGCCTATGAAGAACGCCAATGGTCTTAGAGGAGTATCTGGGGCCACTCACCAGAAGGTATCTTTTGGTGCAGTTAAATATTTCTAGCTGCTTTGGGGATATACTCGGATACCAGCAGCCACTAGCATCAAGCGGCATATCTGTGCTATTTTAACGATTTGCAGGCTTTATGGCAAACGAACTTAGAATAGACCTTACAGACCCAGCCATGCAGGAGGCTTTTGCTGACTGCCAACCGGGCGAAACCCACACTGTAACTTTTGATATTACCGTGTCCGAAAACGCAGAAGAGTTGGTGGCAGACGTTGACCCTGACAGTGTTGAAAAGTACGGAGATGATTATGAGGAGGGATACGAAGAGGGGGAATCCCCGAACGCAGTTGCTCTCATAATAAAAGGGGATGCCGAGAAGTCGTAAGAAAAAGGATGTACTGGTTGATTACAAAGATGACGGCACAATTGATGTTGCCTTGTCGCTGAAGTGCTTATCGCCTAAAAGGGGTAGAGGTTACAGAAGCGTGTTATACTTTGAAGGGAAAGTGAAAGGTGCTGGCATTGTGGGTTATGTGAAACTCTGGAGGCCGGTCTCCAAACTAAAGAGAAGAGAAATACTGCGTCAGTTCCACAAGAACATGATAGCTGAGAAATCACCGAAGATAATATAATGGTAGACCTAAACGTACTTAATAACAGGGGAGTAACCTCCGAGACAGCCAAGACTGTATTTGATGGCAACGATGAAAACGTATCCCCTGAAGCGAAGCCGCTTCTTGATAGAATTAGGCATAGAATTGACGATGGCCTCAACAGGTGTATTAAGAACCACAAGATATACCATGCCTTAGACTTGGCTTGGGATACCCCTCTTCAGCAGATTAGCAGCACGCTTGCATACTCTATTGCAGATAAAGACCTAAGTGAGGAATCAATCCTAAATGCAGCTAGAGATTGGGGGCTGACCGGGTTGATTGAAACAGTCAATGACACAAAGGGCCAAACGAAGAAGCTAAACCTTCCAGTATTTTTTAACATATTCGTCCCCCTTGTCCGGTCTTATGTGACTATCCGGTGGGCTAGGATATACAATGACAGGCGTCAGTACCCTTTGTTTAAGTACGAGATGGGTAAGAACACCACCACTAACAGGCTGCGTGGTGAGATATTAAGTGACAGAGTTCAGGTAATGTCCAACCAGTACGGCTACAGTGAGTTGCTAAAGCAGTCTATTTTCCATATGTTGCATTACGGCTGGGCTGCTCAGTTCCCTCAGGAAGAGTGGCATACCGAGAAGCAAACTGTACTGGATTCAGCAGGAGAGGAAGAGGATAAGTTTGTTAAGGAGGGCATCAGGTACAATCTACCCCACCCAAGCCGGGTGTTCTTTGATCAGGCTCATAGGCCCACAACATTTAATTCTGACTCTGGTTGCGAGTTTGCTGGCTATTGGCGGTTGATGCGATTTGGAGATTTAAGGAGAAACAAGAAACTTTGGAATGTAGACAAGATCACGTATGGCAGGACTTCCGATCTCTTATCAAGGGCCAAAACATATCTTGAGTTAGTCTCTCCTTGCACTATGGAGTTTCCTAGGAGCAGGCAGGCTTTTGGTGTTACGGACAGAGAGTCTGAGCTAGAGAATTATTATCAAGCGGCAGATGATGACAAGGCTGTCTTGGTGACCGAGTACTATGAAAAACTTATACCAAGCGATCATGGCCTTGGTGATTATGACAATCCTGTTTGGTTTAGGTTTGTTGTGGCTAACGACGATACTGTTTTGTATGCTGCTCCTATCCCCTATTGCCCGGTTGTATACTATGCTTACGACCCGCATGAAGGGAAAAGTATTAACTCGTCATTAAGTTTAGAGATCATTCCGTTTCAGGATCAGATAGGGAACTTACTGAGTCAGTACCTGCTAAGTGTTAAGCAGAATTTAGCTAACATGACATTTGTGGACACGGATCAGGTTCCAAAAGACATGATAGATAAGCTGCAAAACTGGGGAGAGAAGTTGTTTCGCAGTCTTAACTTCATGCCCTTCTCTTCACGCCAAAACAAATTTGCACAAAATGATGTAAGGGAGGCTTTCAATTCTGTCAGGTTCACCGCTTTAGATACCAATGGAATTGTGGGAGCCATGCGCCAAGTCATTGATATGCTTGAGCGTTTGCTTGTGATCTCTGCTCAGGAAATTGCTCAGGTCGCCAGCCATGAGCAAACTGCGGAGGAAGTGAGAACAATCGCAAGCACAACTACAACCCGTCTTGCCTTTACAGCCACAGCAGTAGACGATGCCATGCTGGCGTGGAAAGAGCAGATTTACAGGGCATTGATGGCTTATGGGGAAGACGAAGTTTATGCGGAGATTAGCTCTGGTTATACGCCAGAGCAGGTTAATGACCTTGGGTTCACGCTTGAAGAGAGAGACGCAGATAGCTCTGGCCTTGTTGGAGTACGAGGACAAAAGACTGCACTTAATCTTGAGGTCATTGGTAGTTACAGGGATACTTTGGACAGGCTTTCTGATAACGCAATGGCTGCTGCTTTAACTCAACTCTTCCAGATGGTTGCTAATGACCCAGAGATCAGGCAGACAATTGGTGTTGATCAAGTCCTTGACGTGGTTAATCAGATTGGAACTAGGCTTGGACTTCCTAAAGACTTTAAGCTACAACGCCTTGAGGGTGAAGAGGGGCAGCAGGCTCCTCAGTCTGAACAGATGGCTGCTGTAGCAGAAGAGATAAGAAACTCAATAATAGGAGAGGTTGGTGAAGCACTGAAACCACTAGCTGAAAACACTCAACAAAACAGTAACATGATACAACAGATTGTTGATGCTATTCAGGGTGGGCCTCAGCCACCAAACCCTCAACAGTATGATACAGGTAACCCAGTCCCCGCTGGAGTCGCACCAACTGAGGGAAATCCAGATATGGCTGCGGCAAGGCCAGTGCAATAAGCTTAAAAAGCATATTAAGTGCAAAATTGCATCTCATCAGGAAGCCGCTTCTAGGCTTCTGATTCAAGCTATTGAAGACCCAAGGAAAGAAGCGGAAGCAAAACTTGAGGCCGAAAGAGCTAGTCATTTAATCAAATTCATTGATACCCTAACCTCAATTGAGAACGGTAGCTTTGAACTGCCAATCACAAAGATAACAATAGAAAAATAAAAACATGAGTTCAGCAATAGAACAACAGGTTGAAGACCATATGGAGGCTTCTGCTTTACCCGGCATGAAGATTGTTAGCGCAACTGGGCCTGAAGAACCGTCTCTAGGTGGGGAAGACGTGAGAGATGTGGTTGAAAAACCAACCGGGGTTCAACGCGCTTTCCCTCTTGAAGAGGAACCTGAGCAACCTGAGCAACCAGAGGAGCCAACTGAAAGCGTTGACAATGCAGAGCCTGAAACCGAAAGCACCTCGGAGGAAACAGAGGAGAAGATAGATACTGTTGACAGCTTTATGGACAGGCTAGGTTTCAAGAAGAAGCCGAAAGCTAGTTCTGAAGAACCCCCAGAAGAAAACAAAGAGGATGCATCTGAAGATGCCGATGCCCCCCAAGAAGAAGAACCAGAAGAACCTCAGGAAGCAGAGGAGCCTGAGCAGGAAGAGGCAACTGAAAAGCCTAAGCGTAAGCGCAAAAGAGTTGAAGGCATAGACGCTGAGGACATCAAGGAAATCATCAGGGAAACAGCCCAGTCGGTATCCCAGAACAACCTACCCCACCCTGAGCAAGCCCCTGAATCTCAGGCAAAACCTGAGAGTGAGATTGAAAAGAAGAATAAATCTGATCTGGACGCTTTTGGTGAGATGGAATCAGACCCTAGGTACTCTGGGATAAGGGCAAGGTACTTGGAATACCTCACTAAACTCTCAGATTATAAGGCCCAGTGGACTAAAGAAAACAGTGATTCTCAGTTTAATCTGGACGATATTGAACATGAAGAGTTTATTGCAGCCAACCAGCCTAAGTATGATGCAAATGACTTCAGTGACGCTAAGATAACTGTAAAAGCTAGGGCTTTGGTTCAAGAGCAGGACAGTAAATACCGTCAAGAGCTTGATGATTTGAGGGCTTCTGTTGAGGAGGGTAACATGAAAGAGGAGTTACAGACTGCCTCAAACTCCAGTATTGCTGAGGTGGTAAAGATAGCCGATGAAAGTTATCTAAAGGTGGTTCAGGACGGGGGAGGTGATGCCCTGAAAGATGCCGACCCAATAGCGCATGATGTTTTAAATGATGTCTTAGCCCAGCATGATAAACATTTATACGAACTGGAGAAGCTTTCCCACCCGTCTAAAAAGTTCAGGGTTAATTCCAATAATAAAATCCATCAAGAGTTGCTTGAGTTTGCAGCAAAAAAAGAAGCTGATATATCCAAGCTACCCGCAAAGGATCAGATGCATGAAGGCAAGCGTTTTGCTACAGCAAGACAGTGGGCTTCAATCCCTCAAGGGCAAAGGGCAAACTACTGGACTTTGCAGCCAGAACACATCAAGGCCATGTATATATCAGACATAGGAAGCCAAGCTAAACAAAGGATAGAAGGGCAAAGGGAAGTTTTTGATAAGTACATAAAACATAAGTCGGGGCAAAAAAGTTCCCCGAAGGAAAACAAAGAGGTGAAGAAGGCCCAACAAAAACGGGCTAAAGTTAATCCTCCTAGTATAACAGGTGAAGCCGTTTCGGCAACAGGTAGTAGTAATGCTGCGTCTGTTGATATAGGAGAGAAAAGTAATATGAAGAAACGGCTATGGGGGTGATATACTCTGCGGCTCAAGCAGAAGTTTCTGCGTAAAGAGAAAGAATTATTATGGCAACTGTACCAAATCTTGCTGGAACCAGCAAAATTAAAGATTCAAACACACGGAACACCGTGGCGATTTGGAACAACTACGATACCTGCGGCACTATGACCCGTGCCGACATCGGAGTAGCGGAGGCGGGAGACCTAGATAGTATTTTCACATCTAGCTCTGCCGCTGAGATGGGTAAAACAACCGCCCGTTATCGGGACATGGAAAGCTTACTCACTACCCAGATGGAGCTTAAAACTTGTGGTGGGCGTCAATATGGTATGTACGACTGGCTGATGTCCAGTGCTACATCTATGGGGGCAAACCTTACTGAGCGTAAAATCTCTGGAGGAGCAAGTGAAATTGAGCCGTTCATTCTGGCAGCACAGAAGGACATTATTAAGGACGACTACTGGTTAGTTACCCATATAATGAACTTCCAGTACAAGTATGAAACTAATGCCAATCCAGCATCAGGAGGTTCTAGTACTGCAAGTAGTGCTGTATCTGCTCTTGCAGCAGCAAGCCCCGCTCCAGCAGAGAAGCAAGTTATTCTCCGAGTAAAAGCCGCTGGAAACAATCCAAACGCAACGGGATATTTTCCTGCAAAAACTACGATCAGCCTGTTTGCTAAAGGTGGAGTTAACTCCCTAGGTGTTGCTTATCGTTTAAGTTTTAGGGTAGATCAAGCTTTAACCGATACAAACGCAACTGCTATTGATCTCGTATGTACCTTCCTCGGTGGCTGGGGTGGAGGCCAAGACCTAACCGAAAGTGATATGTTTGGAGCATCAGGGGAAGATGACTTAGCTCCCGGCAAGGTCTTGTCCTTGATCTCTAAATACCAAAGCCCTGCTTCAGAAGTAACAGCTACAGGTGTTGGATCAAATGCTATTGTTACGATAGGCGTAAACAACATCAATGACTTTGAGCATTGGTGTCACAATCGGCCTGCATTAAATACACGGAAGCACGTTCCTTTCTGGTATCAAACTTCACGTCACACTCTTTGTGTGTCCGAGTTCTACAAGGAATGGCTAGAGCGCACAATGCGGACTAACGCTTACTTCAATAAGTTTGGCGATGTTTCACTGGCAGAGCGTAATGCTCAGTTGGGATTAATGCACCAGAAAGAATGGTGTAACTCGTTCTTCTTTGGCCAGCCAATCAGTGATAAGCAAAAGCTGACAACCTATAAAGAGTTGGATGTAATCAATTCGGTTGCTACATCCAGCAATGATTGGGGTTCTGATATTGAAAGTGCGCCAATTAGCTACCGGGCAAATGCTCTTGGTGTTTACGCTCAGTTGGCTCATACAAACCGTGTTCAAGACAAGGCTGGGGCTGCATTTGATCTGAAGAACTTCCTTGAGGTTGACATCTTCAACATGGTTCGTTCACGTAAAGATCAGGGCAAACCTGCTGATTCTATTGACGTGTTTACTGATTCCAAGACGGCGAAGAATATCTTCAACGCCATGATGAAGTACTACATCAATGAGTCTGGTGGGTCTAATGGTTCTGGTGGATCATTGAGGGTCAACTATGATGTTACTAATCAGAACATCTCCAACTTGGGCTTCTACGCACAGTCTTACCGCTTGCATTACCCTGCTGGCGTGACTCTGAACGTGATTACTAACGAGTTCTTTGATGACTTGGTTAATGTTCACAAGACTGCTGAAGTTGATCTGACTGCCAACACAGGTTCAGAAGGCTCACTGGGTCGTTTCCTTATGGTTCTGGACTTGGGCGGCGGTATCTATCCGGGCATCATTGCCTCCAACCGTGTGGTTCATAAGACTGGTGATCTTAATGATCTAGCCAAGTCTGACGCCTCATACGCTTGTGTGATGGCGAACCCAACCAAGGAGACCACGCTGAACTCCACCACTTGGACTGCGATTGTTGAGTGTCCTAGCGATAACCTTATCGTTGAGAACTTTGCAGATGCGGACATGACGATCTAATAAGTTTCCTAGTACAGGATTCCCACAGGGGGCGGTTGTCAAGACCGCCCCCTTTTTCGTATACTTCCCACGTATGAGTAGTCCAAAAGAATACTACTGGAAGAAGGCGTTACCACAAAACCCTGTAATATTAGAAGACGGAACAGTAATTCGTTTTGAAGAAATGGGGGATACGGATGCTGCTTACAAAATTGGGTACGCTAAGGTTGATGAAGATACCCATAAAGCACTGCAAAAAATGGCAAAAGCAATAGCTTTGCCAAGTGGCACGGCTGAGGGGTCTAAGGCTGAGTATGACGAACTAAAAAAAAAGCTGTTAGACAATCCATTGCAGCCTCTATGGCGAGAGGAAATTTCAGGCAACAACCAGCCCCGCCAAACCCGCCAGCTAAATGTTGCGGAGGGTAACAGTACATCAAAAGATGCCATTGAGGTTCAAGCTGACGTAGAGCCTCTACCTGAAAACTCAAAACCGAAGACAGGCAAGCGCAAGTCTTCGGATTCAACTGAAGATTAATAATGAAATTTGCCGATCTGGTAACCGAGTTGCGTGGAGACATCTGGCCCGAAGGGGTTCCAGAGAGTCTCTCTGCCCCTATAGACAAAACATTTGAGGCAGCGGTAACTCACCTCCAGCGGTACATTCCATGCCTTCAGACAAGAAACATAAACCGATACCCTCAGTGTTCCACTTACTTCCAAGGAAGCAAAACAGTTATTGATGCACCTAAAGGTAGGATCAACAGGCTGTACACTATCTTGGATGAAAGCGGGGAAGAGGTTTATCCTGCCGTGTTCAAGCAGGTATCCAAAGACGAGCTTGAATGTAACAGCATTCAGCTATTGTCTATGGTTTACCCTCCCAAGAACACCTCCCAAGACCCTCTCCCTATGGGGTTCAAGTATCCCGAAGAAGATTCGGATTACAAAGTAAACTCAAAGGGAGAGAAGCTGGCCACTAAACATGGCCGTGCAGTTATCGGGCAGTGGGCAATAGACAGGGACAGGATATATATCTCTCCTTGGATTAACTCCAACGAAATAGTTGTTGTAGAGTGGGACGGCGTAAAGACCAGATACAGTCCAGAGGACTCGGTCATTGAAGACATAGACTTCAAGCGTGCAGTTAAGCTGTTTGTCCAACGTGAGTATGCGCGTGACTTTGATAACGACTATGAGCGTTACAGGTACATGAGCTTGGACTTTGACATGGCAATGGGAGACCTGATCCATGAATGCAAAAAGCAGACCGAGCTTAAAACTACATTCTTTTGTCCTGAGGCTTACGACATTCTGGCTGAAAGAAGGGACAAGAAATTCAATGAGTTGAAGGTGACTACTACAGCAACAACTACTCTTGAAGAAGCAGTAACTGCCTACACGTTTGCTGTTATAGGCAATGCAGGTGCGTCTGTAAGTGGTAACCAAGATGGCTACAACGGAACCAATGCTTCTGCTGTAGCCGATTTAGTCAAAGGCTTTTCACCTGAGTTCATTATAACCACAGGTGATAACAGCATGAGTGCGTCAGGCGGCATTACAAACGGCATAACGCAGTACGATACTAATATAGGACAGCATTACTCTGACTACATATTCCCTTACGGATCGTCTAACTTGCACGGTTACACAAGTACTGCCACTTCAGATACGGGCAATATGTTCTTCCCTGCGATAGGAGACAGAGACCTTACTGATACATACGGAACGACCAACGCTGGGCTTGCAACATGGAAGAACTATTTCACTCTCCCCGGCAACGAAGAGTACTACACCTTTGAAAAAGGAGTGGTTAAGTTCTTCTGTATTTTCAGCAACTTGAGGAACGGAACTGCGGGTAGCCTTCCTTTGTACAACGATGGGTTGGGTAACGCTATAGGTAGCGGACAGCATGAATGGCTTTCCAGAGAGTTAGCAAACAGTAGGAAACAGGGAACCCACTGGAATGTAGTTTATTTTCACCACTCTCCTTACTCTACTGATGCAAACAGTGGTGGCAACGGGGAGGCTTCTATGCGTTGGGATTTCTCAAGCATGGGGGCTGATGTTGTTATCACAGGTCAAGGGCATCAGTATGAAAGGATTGAGGATTCCAGCGGCTTTACTTACTTGAATTGCGGCTCAAGCGGTGCGCCTTTAGTTGGAGCGCACTCAAGCCCAAGTCTTCCAAGTGGATACACTTCCAAGAAGTTTTATAACGCAAAGCACGGTGCGATTAAGTCAACAGTAGATAATACGACTCTCAAGTTTGAGTTTGTTGACAAGGATGGTGCAACCCAAGATACGTATACTTTAACTAGAGAACTAACCGCAACTAAGACAACTAGGACAGCATCTTAATGAATTTTGATAACGTAAAAAATGTTCCATGTGTTGGGGCCAAAGAGGTCATACCCGATAAAACTGACGCTGATGTAATAGTAACCCCAGATGAGACAGTTCCTCGTAAGTGCATTCCGGGGGAGGATATGGAATACGCTGCCCTTGCTGGGGAAAGTTACTGCACCAATGCCCCTACATTTGGAGACTTAGTTATTGAGCCAGCCGAGAACGCAGAGGTTGTTGAGCTTGTAGGAACAAAACAATTCACGGCATATCTCTATTTTGTTTACAAGGATAGTAACTCACAAGCCCCAAACACTCCGGGCAAGTCCTACAGGATAGACGTTACTAATCGGGCAACATGGTCTTCAGGTGAACCTAATGTTGCATCACATGAGGGAGGGGGTTCCTTCAAGGGAAAGTCAGTTGCTGCCGACAAACAGATTAACATAAATGCTTCTTACACTCCTTCTGCTGTAATTGACGGGGTTAAGGTTACGCACAATAAGACTCTCACTGCTTCAGCTAAACTAAAAGTTAAAGACACGTGTATTGATACTGCCATAGACATTGTCCTAGTAGTTGACCGAAGTGGCTCAATGCTAAGAACTGATGAACCAAACGAAACTAAAGGGAAGACTAGGCTTGAGTCAGTTAAAGAAGCCTGCATTCAATTAGTTGAAAGTTCAAAAGCGTACAGTGAAAAAGATTTAGTTCATATAGAAGGCAATCCTAATTCCCCGTTAAACACAGGTAGGACAGCAGATGCTGATGGTAAATTAAGAGAAGTGGACAGGATTGCCATAGTTACTTATGCAGGCATTGACCATGAATATCCAGCCGCTGAGGTTCATGCAGGCTTTGACTCCACTAAACAAGGCGTAATAGAAAACATAAGAACCATTGCGGTTGCACATCAATGCGGCAATGAAGACACACCTTCACACCTATTGGCCCCTGATCCAGATACACTACCAGAAGGAGTCCAGCCAGTTGAGGGGTGCTGGACAGGCATGGGGGCTGGCTTGCAGCTTGCTTACGAACTTTTACAAGAAGATGTAGATACCGCTGATGGAACAGGTAAGTATCCGGGGACACGTGGCAAAGTTGATAAAGACTGGCCCCGAAAGCTGATAGTGCTTTTAACTGACGGTTATGAAAATGTCTGCTACCCAGACCCGGAAGCTGTCGTAACTGAAATCAAAGGAGACAGGAAAGGTGTATCCGGGGCGACCATAGCCCACGATACAATGATTTACACCATAGGCTTCATGGTTGACTCAACCCAAGCTATGAGAAGGTGTAACGGTCAAACAATGACTGCTTCTTCTTACTTAGGAACGCTTGCTAATTGCTATTCTAATTCAAACACATCGCTAACAGCTTTTCCTCAATCATCAGCAGACCTTACAAGTGTATATGAAAAGCTTCTGAATTTACTTTGCAAAGATAATCTTGGCGGCAACAGCGGAGCAAACCAAGCCTGTCATTATATAGACAACTCAGGGATGAGTAGGGTTTCTGGGCCTGCCGCAAAAAATCTTTCTGTTGGTTACTCTTGGGAAAAGTGGGCTAACTGGGTAGTTTGTAAAAACACTGTAGATAAAATGGGGGTTGACTCGTTCAACAGTATTAACCCATCAGAGGGTACGATGGTTGGGCTTATAGGCAACCAAGGATTACGGCTCTTGAGGGGGGAACCCGGTGATAAAGGATCGCAACTAGTAGCAAAAGAAGATTTTTCAGACGACTGGAAGGGGAGGGAATGCCAGCAGTACTATGCTCCTTATGATCATAATTTCGGAGGCATTGAGTTAAGGAATCCAGTTACTTTCACAAAGGGAAAAGAATACAAACTAACTTTAAAGTTAGGGGGTAATACTCTTTCGGGGCGCGGCAATTTTACTCACGGTATAGATGTGGGCAGCAGTGTTCGCATAAGTATAGGCGGGACTCAAGCTGGGCTTGATGCTGGGGAAAGGGCTATGGAAGTTCCTTATGATGACGCAAATGATTCTTACGCTCTGACTAGCTTTCAGCCTGCTGGAACTTCTAGTTCTTTCCCGGCTTTGGTTACTAGGAAATTAATTACTCCTCTCCCGGTTGGCTCCAGCAGTGAGTATAAAGAAGTTCGCAACGACAAAGGGGCCGTGTTTATTGTCACAATAGAACCAGACGCCCCGATAAAAGAATACGTTTTTGAGTTCATCCCTGAAGAAACTCAAACCACAGTTGTCAGGATAGAACAATTTCCTGCTAAATATGCTGAAGCAGTTAAAAGCTTTAGCCATGAGATGAAAGATAAAGACGTTACATCAATGCTTGACGAGGCGGAGAGGTATTACGAATCAAGGCCGAATTGTTCAATTCAAAAGAAACTAGACATTTCTTGGTTTAGCGGATTTAGCACATTTGACACTACTGTTGTTTATGATAGTGGAGAGTATGACAGGCACATGACAAGCGGGGCTGATGAGTTCTTGGCTCCGGTTCCCTTCGGGATAGTCTTATCTAACGCTACACTTACGGAAGACGGACAAGCAGTTGATACATTTTGCGACAATGGTACTGAAACATTTTCTGATTAATGGAAAACGTAAATGAGTTGAAGAAAGATATGCCCGTGCAAAGTGAGGACGGGCCTAGCAATCTTAACTCATTCTGCACTGTTGCAATCGGCAGGCACGGCTACGAAGCCGCCTTGCTAACAGAAAGCATACGCCTTCAGTCAGACAAAAAGATATACATGATTGCTGACGAAGAGGCACTAGACTGCTTGGAAGAAGACATCCCTGATAACATCAATATTACTGTTATTTCCGAGAAGGAGAAACATGACAGGAGAAAGGAATACACCTCCAGCCCGGACAAGATATGGCCGAACTGCCCAAGGCTAACAAAATCTTGGTGGAGTCCTGAGAGCCAGAGCTACAAGATGGATGTCATGTCCAAAGCTATAAAAGAAAGCGGGAATACCCTGTTCTTGGATGCTGATGTTATTCTTGTTAACCCTGTTAGTTCTAACTTCAAGTCCAACCTAGTCTTGAGTAGGCACAAAACAGTGTGTGGGGGCGCGTACATTTTCTCAGATGACCCTCAGTTCCCAGAAGATTGGCGAAGCCTTTACAAGAAGGAACTCAGCGCAGAATTAAAGGAGGGGGACGGGCCTTACAACTGCGGGAAGTGCAGTGACATCCCAATGACAAAACTCAAGGGGGACAGGCTGTATTCTCTTTTTGGGGAGGGTCACAACTACGGCCCTTGGAACGCTCCAGTCCCATACCTTGGGGCAAAGATAGATTTAATTTTAAAGAACCTAGGGTTTGATGTTAGCGATGATATTTATATCAATGGCCGAACCGGCAGGAGCAAGATGGTCAGCTTTCACGTACACCTAAGGCCGAAAGAAGAGCAAGCAGACGAGTCGTACAACCTAGTTAGGTCTTTATACGAATGCCTGATGCGGTCAACAAAGGAAGCACACGGTAAATTGATGGAATACATTTGCCAGAAGTACCTCCCGAATGCAATAAAGCTGAAGTTAAACCAAGCTTAAAACCTAAGATTATAAGATGCCCAGTAATATTACACCAAAAGATTTTGAGAACTACCTGCCAAAGGAGACAGACTCCATTGCCGCCAGCATTGTAAAGTTTGCACAGTTCTCAATTCTGTTTTGGCGTTGGTTCCGTTCTGAGTTTACGTCAGCGGGAACTATTGGGAAAAACATTCAGTATGAACTTTGTGAGGAGGGATGCACTGATCCTGAGGTTGTTGATGAAGGGGGCGGGGATTCAAACGACAATGAAGAGGATAACGACAACAGGAATCCTGACACTGGCGGAGGCGGCGGGAAGAATCCAATGCCTCCGTTGCCAAACCTAAGCTGCTGTAAGCCTGACAAGAGGTACGGAACGAATGATGAACAAGATGAGTTTGGGAACATCATTAACGACAAGACGTTTCATTTCTTTGAGTCAACCGCGCCTGTTGATCTGCTATGCTCTGATGGGAACCACAAGCAGGTTGGGATAAAGCCATACAGGGGCGGTGGGCATACTTTCAGAAGCAACGAGGCTTGGTCTAAAAACGTCAGGATAGTTAGATATTCGGGCGCAGGCGGCGCGGGAGGAACTTTTGACTCTTCCAGTGCGGGATCAGAATTCCTCGTAGGCGGAAGTCAGCGGCCTGTTTTTGGGAACCCCGGCGAAGGAAAAGTTATAAGAGGTACTAAAACTGACCTAAGGGACGTAGAAGTAGTTATTTATGGCAGGTCTCCGGGGTTTGATATTAATCCCAACTGGGATGAAAACTCGCAAATCAGAGGAACTTTCCAAATCAATCCCGGCTCATTAGAAAATGAAGGCAGTATTGTTGATTTCCCTATAGAGCCTACTGGCGATTGGTGCGTTAGGCTTCTTGTACGTGAATGGGGATTACGTAAGATGAACGAGTCAGATGGTTTTGGTGGGAGGGGTTTTGAGATAAAGATACATCAGCAGTTAATGGATCGGTATGTAAAAAAAGGAACGAAAACCGCACAATACTGGCAACCTAAGCAAGGTGGCTATCTAACAAAGGTTGAGGGAATAAGGATGTGCAACCTTGAGAACCAAGCCTACAAGTTGCACCCTTCTAGTGTCTCAGGAAGAAATCCCACAAGGGTTAGCGATGATGGTTCAGAAGTTTCGTTAAACCCCTTGTTTTGCTTTTACGATGAACGCTGGCAAAATGAAAAGCCGTGCTTTTATCCCGGCGTAGAACACTTAGCATTTACTTGGAGTGCGACAGAAATCCACCAAGTAGCCCAGCATAACACCGTTTATAAATACAATTACGTCAACGATAGGATCATAACTTCTCGTAGTTTTGAAGACAATAAGTATGTATCCGTAATACCTGTTATCTAACTTTAAAAGAAAGAGTAAAAATGCCATCACCAATAAGGCCAAACGATATTAAAGACACACTCCCTACCACAGATGGTAGTGCGTGCGTGAGGTTGAAGAAGATACTTATAGATTTTCCTAGGAGGGTCTATGAGTGGTTTAGTTATATGTACAACGAAGACGGCACGTTGACTGACACCTTCAAGCAGGATTTATGTACAGTTGATTGCGAGAATCTGGTAGGCGGTGGAGGGACAGGCCCGATTGGGCCGGGAGGCGGCAACCCCGGAGGCAACCTTGCAACTCCAACAGTTACAGCGGGTGCTGCAATGAATCCTTACGGGGGTATACCTATAGTATGGGATGCTGTTCCCGGTGCTACAAAGTATGATGTATACAGGGGGACTACTAATTCAACTACTGATAGTACAACCGTGTTACTACGAAAAGGATTAACTCCTAGGGGTTGGGGAGGGGACAAAAACTTCGCAATACAAAAGGAAGAATCTATTATCTTTTACGACATTAACGGTGGCCGTAGATATGTTAAAAACGTAGGAGATGAAATGAACAACTCAGTTAATGGCCAGTTGGCTTATTACTATTGGGTAGTTGCTAGAAATAATTCTGGGTCAAGTAGTGACATGAGTAGCCCTGTTGTTGGGTTCAGTAAGTACGTTACAAACTTCCTTGCCATTGGCGACCCAAAATACCAATGGACAGGAGAGTCCATTGCTGTTGATACATCAGCTAAAAACCAAATGCGTGTTACTTTGCGCGGAGGTGGCGGGGCAGGTGGAGGCGGAGGTGATTGGATGTTGCCTCTGTTTACTAAATACTTTGTTACTGCTGTTTCTTATGCCAACCAATCTGGGGGCGACAATAGTATTACGCTGACGCTACACCAAAGCAACACTGCTGTTAATGACTTTAAGCAAGGGGACTTCATAACAATAGAAGATGCTCATTCTTCTAGGACGGCTTGGAATGATAATGACTATGAAGTGGATTATTGTGATGGAGCCACACTTAAACTAAAGGGAGGAGACAATACTGCAAACTTAGGAGACCCAGTACAAAACGGAACTGTTCCGGGTGATAGTTCTAAGCCGTACTACTTTAGAATTTTTGCCAACAAAAAAATTCTTCCTACAAGATTGTCCGGTGGGGGCGGTGGTGCAGGAGGAATACTTCAGGTTGTGTTTAATATAAACGGAGTAACAAACATAAAGGTTGAAACAAGAGACTCTAATTTCACATCAGGCAACGGAAACTTGGGAGAGGTTGTTAACTACGACCCAGACTCTGCCACTGGGGCGACTCGTAAAAAGCTAATTATCTCGGAGTCAGGGGGTCATGTTAAACATTACGCTCCTTATAACGAAGGAGGTCAGGGTCGTCAAAGTGATGCTGCTGCTGATGCACCTAAGTCGGGTGAGCCGAAGGCCGACCCATCCAGTACAAGTGTTGACAATAACACAGTAAACAAAGGCCCATACAGGACTTGCTTATTTGTCAGTACAGATAATGCCTCTAGCTGGAATCTTGTTGCTTGGGTTGGGGACGGCGAGGGTGGTGGCTATGGTGATGTAGCTAATGCCCCTATGGCTAGTACTGGAGGAAAGGGGTCTACTGAGCATTACTGGAATGCTTCAGCCGGGACATTTGCTGCGGCAGCAGGAACAGGTTTAACACTTTCCCAGTTTGGAACAAAAGACCTTGGCACTTCTGGTGCAAATAATTCATGTACCTTGAGGCAAGAAGCTTTCAGTAGCGACAGGTTCCGGTTTTTCGCAGGCTCTAGTGGCGAGAATGCTACTGGTGCTTCTGGTGCTACTGGTTTTGGTGATGCGGGTTTAGGGGGCGCAGTTTGGGATGGTTACCCTACTAGGCTGGCAGCAGATGCTGCGAGGAACCATCACATGGGTACTCAATTATACGCGAGACCTTCAAATAACTTTGAAGAGCAGATTCCGGGCGGCGGTGCAGGAGGATGTGGAGGCTCAACTGAAAAAGAAAACAATGTAGCAACTAAAGCTCAGGGAGGTCATGCTTTTGCTGGCTCTGCTTATATAACATACAAGAACACATCAGCCGCTAATTATGACGTGACATGAGAATACCACCAGATGCAAAATTATACGAGTTACGCCCTTTAACAGGGCCGTTAGACCCATCTTCATCACCAGATGCTGTTTTAGCTGGAGGCCACAGGTGGGTTCAAAACTTTAGGGTTAACTCATCTGGTGCGCTTGTTAGGTCAAGCGGGTTCAAGAGACTGTTGTATTCTACAACAAGCAATAACAATGCTGACCTTCACAACCAACTTGAAAACACAACATCTGGATCAACACCAGAAGATATCAATTTCTTATTCCAAGTTGAAACGACAAACGGCTTCACAAAGCTTCTTGCCGGGACAAAGAGTAGGCTTTATGCGCTTAACACTAAGACCAACAACTGGAAGCTAATAGGGGAGCAGCTTGCTACTACAGGTAAGTGGAAAGCAGCCCAGCTAGGAGAGTTTATTGTCTTCGTTAACGAGAGTGCGAAGCCTGTTTATTATAAGTTAGACCAGCCTAGGGAAAGCGAAAGAAACAGTAGTGATGCTCTTGTGGATAAGGTTAACTCACTAAGGGAAATTGACAGCTTCAAAACAATTGGCCTTAACCGAGTGAGGCACATAAAAGAATGGCGAGGTTTAATGTTTTACGCAAACGTGCATGAAGGGAACGAGTGGGTTCCTGACAGGCTTGTGTGGAGTGACTTTAAAAAACCATTTGAGATTACACCTAATGTTGCAGACAGCCTTGCAGGCTACCAAGACTTAGGCCAAGGGGAGGACATAGTAGGCATGGAACCGTTGGCTAACGTGTTACTGATCTACACTACACGTGGTATCTGGCAATTTGAAATTGCAGGGGGAACAGGCACGGATGTCCTTACATTCAGGAAGCGTTACTCTGAGGATGATGGGGGGAACATGGTACTCAGCTACCCCAATACTCTAGCCTCAGCAGGCGACCATCATTTTTACTTAGGCAAGGATGGCATATACGCATACAACGTATATAAAGGCTCGCCCACTAAACCAGACTGGCTTCATCTAGCATCAAGTGTAATATTTGATGACATTAATAAAGATTTATGTGATCTCCCTATTGCTCAGTTCAATGCTAAAACAAATGAAATCTGGATTAGCTGGCCAAGCAAAAACGCCACAAAGAACGATAAGAGTTTAATCATTAACACAAAGTACCAGCACGTTTCTTATATGGACGCTGGGTTTACTGCGTTTGAAAATTACAAACAAGTCAGCTATACGAGTATTGCTGAGTGGGCAATAGCAAATTGCATTTGCTCAGAAGGTGGCACGGGGGCGGGGGATTTAAATGATCACGGCATACACCAATACAGAGACTCAGCAGAAGGTTCTAGTGTTTGCAGTGGTTCTGAAAACTTTAGTACTACCAGATGCACCTTGAACGGAAACCAGTACAACAACCTGTTCACAACAGTTACCAAGACTTATTCAGATTCTGCCTTTCCGGGGGAAAACATAACAACAGAAGACTGGACTGGTTCAGCTACAGATTACACACTGTACACAAAGCTTGGATCAACCACGTTTGCAGACCTTTGTGAACCTCCCTGCCCTGATGAGGTAAGGTTCGTCATGGCTTGGTCTAAGGACAACTGCCTCAAGGAAGACGGCAATGGGTTTAAAAGAGAAAGGTGTACCAGTACACATCCATACAATTCATGCGCCACATATATTGAGGAAGACTTTAATTCAATACTAACCAGCCCCGCCTTGAGGTTAAACGACCCGACAAGAGATAAACTTATGAGGGCTTTGACTCTTGAGTTTGACCATGAGGTCGCCAAAAAGGGCGGGAAGATTCACCTTAGGATAGGAAATTCAGCGCAAGCTGCTGATCCAAACAAGGTGGGATGTGGTTTAATATGGAAGAAGCAATCCCCTGAAGCAGGTAAAGACATACAGTGCGTGACAAACTATGATCGTAATGCACACGTTTCATTGGGGACGAGGGCTTCTGATGAACTGACTTGGCCTCTGTATGAACAAGGCAGAAATCTTTATTATGAGATATCAGTTAATGGAACTGAAGGAGAGTTTGAAGCAACAGCTATAAGAATTTATGCCGCAACCAAGAAAGCGTAGTGAAGCGGACAGAAGGAGAGTAGACTTTCTTCTAGGCCAAGCAAAGCAAAGAACCCTTGAGGTTGAGGAGGTTAAAGAACTTATTTGGATTCTGTCCCCGTTCTACGACTACCCTGCTTTTTCTATAGATGACAGGGAATTTCTTTTTGATGCTAATATGGGTATGCTGTATGAGCAGAAAGAAGATGAACGCCACTATGTTACCATTTCTGATGACAAGCTTTCTTCTTTTGGTAGTGGAGGTGGGGGCGGGGGTGGAGTCAACAGGGGGAGCGGCCCTTTTGCTAGGCTATCTGTAGACAAAAGCAAGCTACGGGTTCCTCTTCCAGAGTTCCCGAAAGTTCCACCTAATATTAAGTCAAAGTTTCCTGAGCTAAAGAATGAGTGGGATACTTGGGAGAGATCAGTTGAGGAGTGGGTTCAGTATGTACAAAACCAACTAAGTTAATATGCCGACTGAAGGACAGGTTTTTAATTATGCGACCGGAAAAGAATCTTCTGAGTTTGACCTGTCTGGAAGTGAGGGAACAGATGAATCTAAGCTTCAGAGACAGTGGTCTTATTTTAACGGCCTTGGTAGCCAAGAGTTCAGAGAACGATACATAAATGAAAAGCCTTTCTTTTTCTCCACCGAATCAAACATTGTCCAGATATGGATGGTTTTTTGTGAGCTTTTGTTTTCATTAAGAAGGCCGCACGGTTTCGGGGATCAGTTCGCAAAAGGAGGGATTACTAATTTCTGGTGGGGTAAGCATAGAGATGCTGCTCAATCTTATCTAGTGTATCCTGAAGACAATATAAAATACGGATGGGTGCTTTACCTAGACATTGAGTCTGCTGACGATGTAGTAGATCGGGTTACTGGTCAGATAGGAGTTTTGGGTGGGGAGCCTGTTGGCAGGACAGACCTTACTATGATTTTCAGGGGCGAAAACGTAGCTGAGGGCGGCTCCGAAAGCCAAGCAATCTTCCGGGTAGGCGGGGCTGATGGCGGGGTTGAAGCCGAAAAGTCTACCACTCCCATAGACATACCTGTTTTTCCCAAGTGGAGTGATAAAATTAAAGAGAAGTTCCACCGATCCACTGACAAAGATATGTCAGAATGGGACAAGTCATTAGATGACTGGCAAACAGAGTTTCAAATCGCCCTGACAAATTAGCTTCATAGCACGTGTTTGTGATAATATCCGCGCATGGCTGTGAATTATTTCAACAGGCTGCAAGATAAAAAAAGACAAGGCATTGGCACTTCTGTAGGGATTGGTAATACAGGGGACAACCGCTTTGCCATGCCTCTTGTTTCGGGTCAATCTCAGCAGCAAAAACAAGCTCCGTTTGAAACCGTTGCCACACCAAGAAATCAAGAACTTGCCGACAGGGTTCGGGATATTCTTGGAGGACAGGCATCTCAAGACAGGAAAACAGAATCAGCTTTGCGCCGGTATGAAGGCTCTTTGAACAAGGGTGCAGTTAAGGGGTACGCCTCAGAGGAGGCCGACTATCTTTCTGGCATATACGGGGGTGGGCTGGAGTCTAAGCTGGATTCCTTGAGGGCAGAACAGGCCAGTGCCTTGCGTGGAGCAGGAGACTTGGCACGCCAGAACCTCAGAAGAGACTTAAAGCTTGCTGGTTTTAGGAGCCGTGGCGGGGCTGGCAGCAGATTGGACAGAATGGCCGCTGACAGGAGTGAGCAAATTGAGGTTGGCATTGCAAACCAGCTTGCCAATCAACGGCGTGCTGACTTGGACTACCTAAACAGAGCGCAGCTTGCAAACATTGGCAGGCGTCAGGGGATAATGGATTCACTTGCGGCAAGGGAGCTTATGCCTATCCAAGCAAGGAACCAGATGCAAGGACAGCAGCTTAACAGGCTGGCGCAGCTAGGCCAGATAGATAGGACTAATCAGATTTACCATCTAGCGGAGACCCCAGAGTACACGCAAGCGCGTGAATACCAAGAAGCACTTGAGGCTCAGGGTATGCAGCCTTACGCAGCACCGGGATACAATACGGGATATGTTAATTACGACATGGGCCAGACTGAACCGTTTGCCAGATTCCCAAAGCAGCCTTTCTTGGGGTACGGAGTTAATCCCCTGAACGGTTTGTACGGATACCAATACGCAGCACCATTATACAACAATTACCCTAGGGTTCTTGAAAGAGTCTAGCACTATAACCTGAGATTATTATGGCAACTTTCTACGACATAGCGAGGAAAACAAGAAACGCCCTGCCCTATATGGATGAGTACAGAGGCGGCATAGGTTCCGGGCGGGCAAGGAACACTGCTCCAGTAGGAATGACCCAAGGGTTTATTGAGCCAGATTACTATATACCTGATGACCTTGCCGCTGGAGGTGGCTCGTATTGGTTTGAGAATGAAGACCCTGAGGCCACGTACGGTTCTTTCTCTCAGGCTGTTGCCGCAACTGGAGGAGACCCTAATAAGGAAAGGCAGGCTATTGTTGCTAACAACCAGCAGAGGTTAAAGCTTGAAGCAGCTAAGAGAGACTTCGCAATGAAGCTGCTTCAGGAGCAGAGGATGCGTGAGAACAACAGGTTGAGGGCTATGAGCCAAGCCCAAAGCAGGGCCATGTCTTATCAGGCTAGGCAGCAAGACTTAGCTGAGAGGAAACAAGCAAAAAATCTTAGTGCTTACGGCTCTTCTGCTTTAGGTAGATACAGTCAGAACCCCACGTCAGCAAACAAGACAAAACTATTGTCGGGATATGCTAGGGCCGGTGGAACACCAGAGCAACTAGATGCTTTTAGCTTTGCCCTTGATCAAGCTGCGAGAAGGGAAGCGGACTATCAGACTTCAAAAGAGAGGCAGGCGTTCACGGCAGAGAAAGAGTCAGCTAGTAGGGTTGCTGATTATTTAAAATCGGGAGATCAGATAAGCTGGGATGCTTCTAATATTTCTAGCTCTACATTTTCCAACCCATTAAAAACCAGCCTTGAAGCAGAAGCTAGGGAGTGGAATACAATTCAAGACAGCAGGGAAGTTCAGGCAAATAATGTGCTTGAAGCTTGGCAGAAGTTGGAAGATTCCAAAAGGGGGCAAAACGAAAGTCAGCTTGCCGTCATTAACAATCAACAAAATATACTGCGGATGCAAAACCCTTACTTTTTTGACACGCAAAAAGAAGGGAAGTGGGTTAATCCTTTTACAGAAGGTGGCGGTGGTAGGTATCAACACAGGTGGGACATAGAGAACCTTTTCAATAAAGACAATGAACCGCCACCACCCCCTCCGCCTTCTCCCTCAACTCCGATTACTAGTCCTAATCCTTTAACAACCAGCACGGGCGTGCAGCCAACCATGCCCACTCAACCTAGAAGGACTACAAGCAGGCCATTTTACAACAGCCGTGGCCAACTGGTGGTGGACTCTTTGCCTGATTATTTTACAAGCCCGGAGGAGAGGGCTTTTGAGTATGATCAAAGAAGGCAGAGAGATGCGGCTTTCAGGGACGCCCAAGACTTGGCTGATCCTAGTAGGGTTGAGCGCAGGCAGGCAGAAGAAGCTTACCTTAACGAACTAAGAAACAATTTCAACGAGCGGCAGGCCCAAAGGGCTGCTGATGAATTTAAACAGCAAGTTAGGTTTGCCTTAACTAGCAAGGATTCTCCTGCTGCCCAAAGATTCTTACGTGATAACCCCGATGTTTTGGAGAACGAGCTTGAATGGAAAGATGAACTCAATATTCCGCTTGATGAGGACGACTATCCTTTTACTTTAGACCCAAGCAACCGAGGTGATCTTCCGGTGCTTGAGCCGCCACCTCAGCCTACATCTTTGCGGCCAAAAGGAACACAGATATCTACAGCCCCAGCCCCTGCTCCTGTTCCAGCCCCTGCTCCTGTCCCTGTTCCAGAACCTGAAGTTGTTCCGGTTCCTGTTACTGGAGACAATGTTCCCATTACACCTGTTGTTACTGAATCGTTAACGCCTCCTCCTCCGTTTTTACCCATAGGTGGCCCCGCTGAAGAATCCCCAGTCGGCCCAGCTATAAATTACCAAGTAGGAGAATTACCAACAAGCGGTAAGCCAAGGCCGGTTTATCAGCAGTTCCCAGAAGGGACTCCTGTAACCTATATGCAAGACCCCAATTCAAGGCCGACAATAACAGTTGCCCAATTATTCCAACTGGCTTCTGATAAGGCTGATCAAATCCGTGCTACGGGTAGCGTGTCTGATGATGCCGCCCTTAAAAGAATGGCTGCTCTGTCTGCCCTAAGAGAAGTTATTGATTCTGGTTTATACAGAGTACTTGACAGAGACGGGAACGTGTTGGAATTAAATAGTGATGACGATGCAGTAAGGGAAGACGCTCTAAACAGAGTGAGAAAAGCGTTTATGGTGGGGGAATAATCAATGGCAAATAGCTATTTTACTGAAGAAGACTTTCTTGATTCTTTCAATGAGTGGTCAAAGCCTGAGAGAAAAGAATGGGCGACACTCAACGCAGAAAGATTTGACCAGATTACTGGCCAAGGATACGAGCCGATTACCGGCAGTGATCTGTTTAGTGACTTAGCTTGGTGGGAAGACCCTGACATTTCCTCCCAAGACATGGGGTATCTTCAAACCGCCCCATTAAGTAACCCCATGACTGGGTTACAGTATGGACTAGAAAATGTTCCTGAAGCACTTGCCTTAGAAGCTGCTGGTATCGGAGAGATGTGGCAAGGGGCTTTCGGTTCTCCTGATGATCAGTTTCAAGCAAGAGAACTTAGGAAGGCCGCGCAACTAAACCTTGAGGAAGAGAAGCGCAGGCAAGATGAAAGCATAGATATAAACGCATCTACACGGGGACTGTATGATTTTTCTAGGGATGTCGGAACAGCATTAGGGCAAGAGATACCTTTTCTTCTTGGAACCGCAGGCATAGGTAAAGGTGTTCAATTAGGGTTAAGAGGTGGTGGTGCTTTTGTTGGAACCACTAGTGCTGCCAGACCTTTTGCGCTTTACAGCACAGGCATCAGTGCAGAGGCAGCGGCTAAAGCTGGAAGGATGGCCACCATAGGCTCTCTTTCTCTTATTCATGGCTCTAGATCAGCAGGTGGTACTTACGGTGCGGCTGTTGATGGGTACGCAAATACTGAGTTGGAGAGGCTGAAGAAAGAAAACCCTGACGCTAACCCGCTGGCCCTTCAGAAGAAGGCTTATGACTCGGTACAGGGTGATGCTTTTTACCCTGCTGTTGCATCAGGTTTGATAACTGCTGGGCTTGTTGCTGCATACGGCCTGAAGGGTGACGCTTGGATTCTCAACAGACTGTTTACCCCTACTGCATCAGGCAAGGTTGGGTTTACTGAGTTTGCTAAAGCAGTAATTACTCAAGGAGGGGTTGAGGCTTCTGAGGAGGGGCTTGATCAGCTTGCACAGGGCATTGTTGCAAGGATGTCATATGACCCGGATAGGTCAGCAGATGAAATACTAGGACAAGCCCTTCATGCTGCACTTATCGGAGGGGTTGTCGGAGCCAAGATCACAGGAGCAGGTGTGGTTATGACTGCCACACAGCAAAGAATAAGCGAAGCTGGTGATGTGCGGTCAATGCACAAGGCATTTAAAGCTGCCGCACTTAAAGACAACCCGGAGATAACTGAAGAACAGGCCAGCCAAATGGCTGACGAACAGGTGAAGTTGTCTTTGCAGTTTAAGAGGGAGCAAGAGGAAGAGATTGCGAAGGCAATAGAAGAGGGTAAAGAAAGAGCGGAATCAACCACAGAGGAATCAGCCGCAACCGGAACTACTCCAGCAGAAACAAAACCCGTAGACGATTTGGCTATCTTCACAGAGCGTGAACTTGAAGAAGAGGAGGCGTATGCGGAGCTTGAAGAAGCCAGACTGGAAAGAGAAGAAAAGACAGCCACCCCAGAAGAAAGAGATGCGGCTCTTGAGAGAATAGCCATAGAGAATCGGCGTCAAAGATATATTGCCGAGGAGTTTGAAGCCTTGCAGGCAAGGGGTATGGTTAGGTCAGAAGACCTAGAGAAAGCAGGAGGAATCAGTGCTACAGAATTTAACCAAAGGACAGCAGAGGCTAGGGCAGATGAAAGAATCCGAAAGGAACAGGAAAGCCTACTAAGGAAACAGCAAGAGTCTGCCACGGTTGAAGATGGGGATGTAGGCATAGGGACAACCACACCAAAAGATGGGGATGTAGGCATAGGGACAACCACACCGCCAGCACCACCGCAAGGGCCAAGACCTATCACTCCCGCCCCCGCACCTGAGCCTGCTCCAGAGGAGGCTGAAGAGTCTCCTATAACCCAAGATTATAAACAGCCTGAGCCATCTCCAGAGGTAACTCCTGAGCCTGAGGTGACAGAAGACGAGGACAACTATGTTGTTGCTGCCCCAAGAGGGAAGAGGGGTAAGGACAAAAAGATTACTCAGGTGTACTCTGATGTTATTGACGGGAGCAAAGCTTCTGAGCAGATAGACCTTGGCGTGGATATACAAGGTCGCCCCGCTTACCTGAAGTATAACAGGAAGTCTAAGAAGTTTAGCATTGGGGTTATTGATGAAAGCGGGAAGTTCATACAGAAGCTTTCACTAAAAGATAACAAAGCCATACAAAGGTTTTCAGAAGGGAAGGGGAGCAAGCGGCGTTTAATTGGGGCGAAGATTCCTAAATCAATTACAACTCCCCAGTTTATTGCCAAGTCAATTACTGAAGGGACTGAGACGTGGGAGATAACTGATCCAGATTTACTCAAGTCAACAGAGCGGAGGATGCTTGAGACATCTCCTGCTTTTGAAAAACTACAGGATGTTATTGATAAAGTTAAAGCCCCCTCCATAAAAGAAGTTTTACGTAAAGGGGCGAACGATGGTTCCATCACACTTGAACACGTCCGTGCTTTGATAGCATTAAGCGAGTCCAAGGAGACAGCCAGAGGCCAGAAGAGACCATCTGTTTACACTGGCGCAATAGAAAGCCCAACCCAACTGGCTAGTCTTTTAATGAAGGCTATTAGTTCATACGCCTTCACAGAGAAAGACGGAGCATCAAGGTATTCTAATCTAGTTGGAGAGCCTGAGGAGCAGGTAGCTAAACTTGCTAGGTCACTAAAGGCTAGGACAAGGATGTCCACCACCAAGGAAACTGCGATAGCTAGGTTGCTTACATCTGCATACGAAAAAGTTAACCGCGCTCCCACTGGGCTGAAGTCATATGAACAGATGCAAGAACAGTTACCTGCCGCTAGAACTGCTAGAACCACGCAGACTGTAGCTGTTGAAACAGCAGAGGGGCAATTACAGGAAGTAACAGAAATCAGGGAAGACGAGTTGCCAGAGGGAGTGATGCAGGACGATGAGTCTATATCTCAGACCCAAGATGCTAGGACAGAACTGGAAGACAGCATATCTAATGCGGCAACTGAACTTAAAGATGAAGAGTCTCAGTCCTCAATGGAGGAGATAGAAGACAGGCAGTTCGTATTAAATATTGCCAAGCAAATTGAGAATAACCCACAGGCCGCAAAGCTCCTTGAGGAACTAAACCTTGATCCGTATTCAATGACGGAAGAGGACGAAGCTGCTGCTCTAAGATTTGCCAAGCGGTCTGGCCATCCAGAGCCAGAGCGTCTAGCTCGCCACCTCATAGAAATAAAAGACGTTCTTTCTGGTAACGTAATGAGAGGCAAGCGCAAGCCAATGAAAACCGTTGTGCCTGATTTGCCAGAAGCAAAAGGGTACGACCAAATCCTTGACCTAATTAACCGCAAGGACAACGGGCTTACTGAAGAAGCAAGAGAGTTTACCAAGATGTTCCTGAAGCGTCTTGATCCTTCTGTCTTAGAGTTTCTTACGTTCAAGATCACAGGTAGTATAGACAGTGAGACAGGTGAGCAGTTGGTTGAATATGATGGCACGTTCAACACATTGCTTAACATAGCTGAGGTCTCAACATCTCAGGGTGTTTCACCTGAAACAATAGCGCATGAAATAGCGCACGCCACTGCGAAGCTTTTACCTGAAAGCGTTAAGCGGGAGGGTAACGAGGCTTACAGGTCTCAAGTTAAAGCTGGCCTAGCCAAGGCAAAGAAGAAGCTTGAGAAGGCAAAGACTTTTGAAGAGTGGCAGCGAGCCACCTTCACATATCAGTTCCTAGAAGCAGTGGAAGCCGAAATGGATTCTGATGGTTACGGAACAGGGGTTACTCCTGAAAGGTTTTGGCGCATTGCTAACAGGTTGTACTCTTCAATCTTCCTGAAGAACAGGCCGGTTAAAATAACAGACCTTTTGGCTGACACTCCCACTGGTCTTTCTGAAGATTATGTTAGTGGGTCAATTGGAAGGGGGCTTAACTTATGGAGCTACCCTGCCCAAGACATCTCTTCTGCCGACACTTCAATAAACCAAGGCAGGATGCCTACTACCTTCACATCTAAATTTGTTGAGTTTGTTCCCGGTGGAATAAACGCAGACATAGGGGGCGGTAGGTTTGACAACGCTACTGAATACTTAAAATCACTGGGCGTTGAGAATTTAATTTATGATCCCTTCAATAGGACTGTAGAGCATAACGATCAAGTAGTAGCTAGGATTGCCAACGGGCAAGCCGATACTGTTACTGTAAACAACGTGCTTAATGTGATTAAAGAAGCGCGTGGTCGTCAGTTGGTTATAGCTCAGGCAGCTAATGCAGTTAAGCCCGGAGGTACTGTTTACTTTAAAATCTTTGAAGGGAACAGGACGGGGAGGGGGGCTTCACCTAAGACAAAGCCAGACAACTGGCAGGAGAACAGGAAGGCGGCTGACTACCTGTCAGAAATTGAAAGCAAATTTGGAAACGTACAACGCCGTGGCGATATCATTATTGCCAAGGAGCCTAAGATTGAATCTGAAATAGCTGGATCACAGGACTACAAAGCTAGGGTTAGCAAAGCCCTAGAGAAGGGTCAGGTTATTTATTCCAACGGCTTGGAATTTTATATCGTAGACGAAAAGCTAACTGAAGAAGAACAGCTTGCCGTGGAAGAGCGCAGAGGGGAAGACCCCTTTGAGCCTTTAGACGATGCAATGTTTCCAGACAGAGATGCTCCGGGCTGGATTGAAGTAGGGGCCGTTGACCCATCAAGAATTAAGATGAACCAGTCTCAGGTATCAACTCCTGAGTTCAGGGAATTTTTTGGCAACTCAATAATAACAAACTCACCTGAGTTCCATCAGCTTTTATCTGACGTGAGTCCTGATGGACAACCACGTAAGTGGTACAAGTTTGCTTATGATGACGGCAGTAAACCCGAACCTCAAATCGGAGATGTCCTTGGGCGTAATGTTCCTAGGACACCTGCAACTGAGGTTCCCATAATAGAAACTCTTTTCAATTATTATCCTCAGGTAATGTTTCATGCCACCAATGTATTGCAAGTTGGCGAGGGGGACATTGTAGACTTTGATGCTCGCCTGTCACTGCATGATGGCAAAGTTGTTAAAAAGGAAGACGAGCGCAACACAAGAAGGACTGGAATATTTTTATCCCCAGACCCTGAGTTTGGTCAGCAGTTTATTGGGAGACCATACATGGTAAACGGCAAGGCTAACGAGTCCATGTTAGAAGTCTTGACCGGAGTCCGGGTTCCTGAAGGGGAACTCACTATGGATGAGTGGATAAAAACCCAGAAACTAAATACGAGGGTTTACCCTCTTTTTGTTAGGGCAGAAAACCCTGCTGATATGCGTAAGCCTGAACACAGGCAGGCAGTACGCGCTGCGTTTGAAGAAGTTCAAATACTAAACAACAGGGTAAAGAAATATTTAAACAAAGCCTTGAAGGGTGAAGCCATAACTCTTGATATGGATACCAGTGAGGCTATTGAAAGAGCTAAAAAATTCTACGATGAATCAATAAGAGATGACTCGGAGATTGAAGACCTTTCTGACGTAGACTACCTATATGAAGATGAGGTTGACTACGCTCAGGATTTCTTGAGCAGTGAGATAAGCGGATTAAATGATGTAGCCAGAGAGAAGAATGAAAGTGACAAGCAGGAAGTGCTTGAGGCAGTTGAGTTGCTTTCTAAAGGGTTTGCTACATCTAAGGTTGATCACTTTTTAAGAGGGGGTATCCCAACAAAAACAATTACTGCGGCTATTGATGGAGCAAGAGTAAGGTTTGAACCAAGAGAAGAGGTCTTTCTTAACAGGGCTGAGTGGAGCAGGGTTGAAGCGTTATCAAGGTTCATGGAGTTTGCTGGGTTTGATAGCTACTTTGTTACAGAGACAGGCAGGACAAACCTTGCAGTGTTCAGTGGCGACCAACTCAAATCCGCAATCGGAAACAAAGGAACCTTTTCTCGCACACCGGGGAGCGGTATTAGCGGCAGCATAACACAGTCTGAATCGGATGTGTTGAATGAGTTACTTCAGGAAATATATCCGCTTATAAATCCTGATGAGTTTTACGCAAGAGGTCTTACCGACAGGGCGCAGAGGGGTGTGTTTAAGAAAGCTCTGGATGTAGCTCTTTCAATTGTTGATGCAATGACCCTTGCAATCACAAGCGGTAAAAACATTTCAGCTAAAGCACGCCAAGACTACAGGAGGTTCTTTAAGAAAGTTGAGGGGATGTTGAAGACAGGCAAGGGTTTGAAGTTTGACCAAGCTTCCGATCCGTTAGGTATGCTTAGACACCATGCTGGCCCAGTCCCCCATATATCTTCTCTTGGTAGTGCCAAGATGCTCAAGAACTCAATAGACCTTAGAGAGAAGTCTGGCAGGCCAGATCAAAGAGACATATTGCTAGGGCAATCCGTTGCTGCTTACTCTGATTTAGAAAAAATTATCAGGAAGTACATACCAGATGACCTGTCCACAGGTGCATACAATATCTTGCAGATGCAGATAGCAGATGAGATTGGGCAGGTTATTGCAGAGACAGGTTTTGATGTAAAAAATTACGAGCGTCAGTACAACGATTTCATTGCAGACGGAAGGCCAGAGCTTGCTGCCGCGCTAACGCACTCCAGTTTGCAGTTGCTTAAAAGAGTTCAAAGCAGGCATCAGAACATAATAAAAAGAACTCAAGAATTAATTGAGAGCCTTGATACCAAGAAGGTAAAGACTCAGCTTGAGTTAGCTACTAAGGCTTTTGATCGCCTTGCAATTAGCGAGGAGTTAAGCCGTGATATAAATAAACAACTTGATGCTGCGCTCACATCTTTAACCGTAACTGAAACTGATCCACGCGCTCTTAATGCTTTGGTGGCTATAGCTGGAGATGAAAAAACCTTAGTGAGGATGCGGACAGAAAGGGTGAAGCGTCAGGATGATTCTGAAGGAGAGCTTTTAGTTAAAGACCGCGCAGTCAGGATGGCGAGATACCTAGCTTCTTCCGCAACAGGGAACAACTTGCTAACAATTAACCCAAATCAAACTGCTGCTGATGTTGTTGTGCTGGCCGATCAAATACTTGAAAAGTTTTTCCTTGAGAGGAAGCTTCAAGGGAACCCAGTCCCTGAAACCGGCAGCTTCGCCTATAAAGGCTGGCGTGCGGCGGCAGGGCTGCTCGCAGCTAACCACTCATTAAAAGAAAACGCCCTTGCTGTAGCGTTCCAACAGGAAGAAGAAATAACTGAGGCCCAGTTAGGTAAGTTTGCACAGAATTTAATCAAGGGGGTTGAGAACCAGAACCCTAAAAAGAAAACAAAAGAAATTGCTAAGGCAACTAGGAGGGTAAGGGACTACACCAGACAAGAGGAAAGGCGTAGACTTGTATTTCAGAAGCATTACAAAGTGGTGAACGACTTGCTGCAAGACATCCAGTCTCACTACGAAGCATCACAAATAGCATACCAGTTTCTTCAAGACCCTGAGTTTCAGGATTACCTTATGCTTTTAAATAAAAACATAAAGGCGATGGAGACTCCGACCTTTATGAGAAGAGACAAGGATAACAAGCTGGTTCTTGTTGATGGGGTTTTGCCAGAGGCATACTCAAAAGGAGAGATTTTGGTTCCTGTTCCTGACCCTAGTGACAAGGGGCCGGGGCAGCTTGTGCCTGTAAAAATAATGTCTAATGACAAAGGCACTGAGCAGCTTGAGAAATTGCAGGTAGCCTATCAAGGCATACTTGATTGGCTTGCTGAACATCCCCCGAATCCTGAAACGGGCGAGAACACTCACCTTTACTACGACTACTATGAACACTGGAGACGTGCGCTTGAGTACACTTACTACTCAGAGCTAGTCCAGCATCCTAAGCAGAATGTCAGAAGGTTCTTAACTAACCTTAACCTTACAGTTCTTGACCAGCTACTTAACAACATACCCGCAAGGACAGCAGAAGTTGCGAAGCAGTTGTCACGCAAGTACAACTTATACTTTGCAAGGATGGGTGCTTGGAGGGCTAGGCATGAAGACGCTTGGCTTAACAGAATGGTTGCGGCGGCTAAGAGCCACGGGTACAAGTACTCACTAACAGATGAATCAACCCAAGATGCTATTGATAATTGGGAGTCAACAGTTGGTAACGAGTTGCGACACTCACACCAAGAGGAGGGGCGCAATCTTCAGGAGGGAGACCCCCTTCTTGCCTCTGAGATAGGGGTAACAAAAGAAGACATGGAACTCCTTAGGTATGAGGGCATGATGACAAGAGAAGCTTACGCCCTCAACCAAGAGATATCTGCTTTAGATAAATCAGTTACTCCTACTTACATTGTAGAGCAAGGGGTTGAGACAGGTCAGAAGAAGATTGTAAGACTTCCTGTATCCAAGGGTGAGACATTTCTACCACGTGTGTTTAGTGAGCAAGGGCGTGCGCTTGCACGTGCATGGAGAAGTGAAAAAACCAGCAGCAATAACTTCTTGGATTTTGCTGACGAGAATGGAAACGTAGACAACACAGTTTGGGCCGGGGTTTTTGATAGGCTTTTCAATCCGAGACCCGCTGCCCTCTTCAGCTTCTTAGCTGACAGGAATCCTCAGTTTATAAGGAAGGCTTCAATGGTTGTTTACGGAAACGAGGAGGTTCCTTTAGAAGAAATATACCTTCAGGCAGCTAACAGAATACAGACCGGAGAATTAAAAACCGCAGAAGATGTTGCCAGCTACCTTAGTGATGAGTCTGGCCTGCCTCTTGCCGACTTAAAGGCCGTTATAATCTCAGAGTATAGGAACATCCTCAACTCCGTTGAGGCTATGGTTCTGGAATCCGAAAACGCAGACGCGCTTGTTTCTTATAGCTCGTTCAAACAGGATTCTCCTTTCACAAAGGCAAGAGGAAACCAAATAGCTCCCTACTATTTCTATCAGCACGGCTTTAAGAACCAAGCAGACATAGCTAGGTTTGCTTTAATGGGGGCAAGCAAGCCTCTTGAGAATTTAGTTCAAGGGATGAAGAGCATCAGGTCTGAGATGGAAGAGCTTCTTAATTGGATAGCCAGAAGGGAGGATGAATTAACCAGACCGGGAGGGAAGTTTGAGAATAAGACAAGGAAGAGCAGAAGGGTTCAACAGTACATAGGAAAAGAGTTAGACCTTCTGGTTGAGGAAGGCACTTATTACGGGCCTCCGTTACAGCAAATCAAGTACCTCATTAGGATGCTTGATCAGTACACTGACTCCTTTGCTAATGCATATGGAATGGGGAGCGCAGGAACTAAAGAGGACTTCATGCCTCAGTTGTGGCAGAGGGGTGCTGGCACTATGATTGGCGGCACTCTCGTTAGCGGGGGCATCCTAATAAAGAACGGACTGGATTCTTCTGTCATAGGAGGCAGTCAACTTGCTTTTGTCCAAGGACAAACCGGAGCTTCTGCTTACTTGAGGGGATTGCTATGGAGGCTTCCGATGTCTGCTGGTAAGTTTTTGTTTTCAACTGCCAGATCAGTTCCCAAGTTTGCTCTAGGTGTTGATGTTGGTTTGACGGCCCAAGGCAAGAAACTCAAACCCAGAGTTAACTTCAACAAACCTGATCTTTTCTTTAAGTCAGTGCCTGCTTTGTTTCAAGCAGCCAGAAACGCAAAAGGCATACATAAAATAACTGCCCCAATACGTGGGTTCTTGGCTCCCGTCATAGAAGAGTTTGCAGGGAATATGCCAATGCGAGTCATTGAACATAAGACCTTGGATGAGTATGGGCTTGGGATGCCAATCACACCTATAGAAACTGAAGTAGCTTTTCAGAATGATATGTCAACAGGCGGCAGAGGCGTGAATGAATTTGATAGCCCGTCTGCTGTAATACAGGCAACAGGAAGAACTGGCCAAGCTGCTTTAGCCGAAGTGGAAGCGGTGCTTGCGCTTACTCAGAAGACAGTGTTCCCCCGTCTGGGTGACATAGTTGGAAACGATCAGACGTTTCAGCTTGGGATGTCCTTTATAAACAACATAGACAGTAGACTTCGCCATGTGTTTATTGAAAGGCAAGAGGCCGGTGTATCTCTTAACGAGGAGATAACAGAAGAGGAACTTCTGGGTAGATACCTTGGAGTTATGCGAGCCAACAAGGCTTCATTTAATGCTGCTCTTGAGATGCTTTCAAGAGGAGGGGTTACGAATTTCCAGAAAGAAGCCAGAGACTTTTTAAGAGAACTCAAGAAGTACATGGAGGAGACAGACAGTAGCCGACCAGCTAAAGCTCCTGTCAAATTTCTGACTGACCAGCAAAGAGCGGCTGTTGCCGTAGGATATGCGACTCTTGTTAATGCCGCAGTTCCCAGCAACAGGCCGTTCGTCACGCGCTTAAATAAATTAAACAACCTGATGTTAGCCCTAATGGGGTGGAGTACAAATGCTGTTCAGGTTATGGGAGACTCTACGTTTAATAGAACTTCTAGGAGGGGAACAAGAGGGGATAGGGCTGTTCAAATGTTTGCTGCCCTTATGTTCATAATTGCTATGGGAGGTATTGGATCAATACCAGAGCAGCACATTGCAATGTACCTGATAAATCTTTGGAACTCATGGGCGTTGGGGAGGAAATCAACAAAGGCTTACCCATACGAAAGACCAAAGGATGAGCAGGCTAGGGCATACCTAGCCTTGGCTGCTGAGATTTGGCCCATGCTTGGCCCTTGGCTTTCATCTGTTGCTGAACCCGGAGGACAGCCAATGAGGGGAGCCATGCACCCCGGATCACTTATGATCGGTAAGTCTGGCACAGTCATGCGGTACGTCATGGAGACAAGTATGACTGGTGATCCTACTTACGGTTTAAGGACGTTCTCTAATGGATTAAACCCAATGACCGGAGTGATAGATAATTACTCTGAGTACGGTAGGGGTAGGCTTGCATTTGATAACGCACTGAGAGGTCTCAAAAGATACTCTCCTGCCGAAGACGTTAAGTTTTTTGAACAGATGAGTCTTATTGAAGCAGCTAACGCAATCAAACCATACAAACATGAAGCAGATAAGCTGGTGTCTGCAATAGCTCGCAGTTCCGGGCGAAACAATAACGACCCTAACAGGTTTGATGTTGCGAACAGACTTTACAATGAGTTGGTTAGCAAGATTGTTGAAACTGTTCCGCCGCAAGGTGCGCCTTCAGGGGAAAGGGAAGCATCTATAGGGACTATGGATGTAACTGAAGCAGAAGGAATGGTTCAGCAATTACTCAAGAGAAGAAACCCTCTTTACTATGCTCGTAAAACAAGGCTCTCAAAGTCTGCCCTTGAGTCTGAGATGTCTAGGTTTAAAGAGGTTGATAGCGACTGGTACACAGAAACAATGGGAGTCCTTGAAAACTTTGATGACTTTGTTGCTGGGAAGTCCCCAGACTTTAGGAGACCTCAGTCAATCTATGGGAAAGAAGAGGTTGAGAAAATTATCCTACCAAGGCGAAGCCGAATGCCCTCTGGAAGAATACCGATAAGGCCGATGCCATCAGGTATTTAATGATTCCGTTTAGGTGGGTATGAAGGGGACAGTAGAACCCTATAGCATCTTAATAGCTATCCTACCTAAACGGAAAATCTCTCGCCGCCACCCTGACACATTGCTGTAGAAGCAGGTAGGTTAATAGTGTCATTTGTGGTAATCAACATCTAAGGACAGCGGCGAGGAAACTTTTGTCATTGTCTGTCAGTGAAATGAGTTACCATTGACAGCAAGATGAAGAATATTACTACGCAAATCAGTACGTGTTCATTCATACAGCAATGCTTCCCTCAAGAGCCTTGGATATGTCTTCCTCGTCTCTGTCTATATATCTCTGAAGCATAGCAGGACTGTCCCATCCGATGATCTCAGTTATGGTAGTTGTTCTGACCCCCGCTTTAAGCATTCGGGTTGCAGCCCCGTGCCTCAAACAGTGGAATGTTAAGTTGTCTTTCAAGTCCGCTGACTTAACAATTGATTTGAACTCACCTGACAGAGAACCCCTGAAGTAATACCTGTCTTTTCCGAGTGGGAAAAAATACTCGTCGTCATCTACGGGAACTTTACCAAGGGCTATCCTTACATCATCAACAAGTGGTAAGATTATCTCACGCCGCTTTCTTTTCATGGGGATGAACTTAATGCGTTCAGCCTCCCAGTCCACAAAAGACCGCTGGAAGCAAGCGCAGTCGCCAAGCCTCATGCCGTAATGCCAGCCTAGTAGGATCATGGGAGACCAGTAGTGAGAGAACGGGCTATCGTAGCTTGCCTCTAAAAGTATCTTGGCCTCGTCAGGGGTAAAGCCTACAACCGTAGCGGCTTCCTCTTTGAACCTAGGGATTAGTGTTGTTGGGTTCTCATCAATCTGCCCGGTGTCCGAGAAGTATTTAAAGAAAGACTTCAGTATGCTGAGGATCAGGTTCAGGGTTATCCCTTTGCATCCGCTCGCCTTCCTGTTGAACAGGAACGAGTGTACGGTTCCCCTGTCAAGGGGTGGCTTCTTGTTGTTAAAGCAGTACGCGCTGTACACATCAAGGTACAACTCGTACATCCTTATTGTGTTGTCTGAAGAGGACAACGACTTCCAACTGATGAACTCTTTCACCATGTCGGGCAGTGTTTTGGTTTTCTTTTTTGGCATAGCTATAATCTCAGGTTATTGTATCTCAGTAAGCGAGATTAAATAATCTCGGTTACTTGCTTTCTTGAGGTGAGCCATTGCTGGCCCACGCATCAAATACTTTCTTGTCTTGGCTTGGTTGATAAGGTCAACCCCACAGGCATCAGCAAATGCTGCGGCTTCTCCTACTTGAAGGTTGGCCCATGTTGTCATCTTACTTATTTGCCCTATCTTTTTCAGGGAGAGTCCAGACTTCCTAGCTATGTCTCTATTAGACAATGCTTTTCTTCCGTCCCTCGCTATCAACCTTACAAGGTTTGGAGGTAGTTTATCCAACTTCAACACCAGTGACATCTTTACTTGTTCCTCTAACCCTGAAGTTAGGGTTCTGGTCAAGGTAGTCTGTCAGCCAACTTAACTTAAACCTATGGCTTCCTCCGCAGCCTGCGGCTTTCTTTAAGGCGGCTATGTAAGTACTGCTTACCCCTAAAGCTTTAGCGGCTTGGCGGGTATCAACCAGTAACGGGGCGTCAGACATCGTTTGTGTATGTTCCGTTTTCAAATCTTGTGTAGTTCTTAAAGAATAACAAGGGGACTTTAATTCCTGACTCGCCCTCCCTGTTCTTGTCTATGCTAACATAAACTGGCGTTCCCGGCCCAATGGGTGGGACACTCATGTCCCTCCAAATAAACAGCACCACGTCAGCGTCTTGCTCAATAGCACCGCTATCTCGGAGGTCACTTAACTTAGGGGGTCTTGAGTCTTTATCCACTTGCCTGCTGAGTTGGCTTAAAACAATTACGGGAATGCGTAGTTCCTTGGCGATAGCTTTAAGACCGTTACTGATTTCGGCAACCTCGTCATTGCGGGAACCCTTGTCACGTGTTGACCTTATCAGTTGCAGATAGTCCACAAACAAAGCCTTGATGCCGTGCTGTTGTTTCATGCGGCGAGCCGCTGCTGATATTTGCTGCACGCTAAGTGCGCTTCTGTCATCTATGTGGATAGGAGAGTTGGCGATCAGGGCCGCAGCTTCTGAAATCTTTTCAGTGTGGAACTGGATGTCATGCCTGCTCACCTTTGCCTGAGTGTGTATCAGGCGAGCTATTAAACTATCAGCAGACATCTCCAGACTAAAGATTCCCACAGGGTTGCCGTGATCTACAGCCATGTTCCTAGCCATGCATAATGCCAGTGATGTTTTCCCCATGCTTGGGCGAGCCGCAAGTATGGTTACGCTAGTGGGCTGCATCCCAAGTGTTCTGGTATCTATGTCTGGGTAGCCACATGATATCCCCTGCAAAGAACTTGGGTCTTTCAAGCCAGCCTCCATCTTGGCTAGGTACTCGTTGACTATGTCAGAGTTCTTCCTCTCCCCTGAGCCTGCGTTGTCTTGCGCTATCCTGAGTACGTCACGCTGGATACTATCAAGTGACTTGTTTGCATCAGATGAAGCGTACCCTTCCTGTACAGCTAAGTGTCCAGCCTCTATTAGCTGACGCTTGATCCAGTAAGACCTAAGCTCGTCAGCGTAGTACGGCCAGTTAGCAGGTGACGGTATGCTATCGCACAAGGATGTCACATATGACGGGCCTCCTACCTGATCCAACTTGTTTTCTTTTTTAAGCTGGTTCGTAAGCGTTAGGATATCAATGTTCTGACGGTTGTCCTGTAGCGTTAGTATTGCGCTGTATATATCTTTGTTTTTCAGGTTGTAAAAATAGCCTCGGCTACCGGGGTGTTCTGAAACAAAACCAGACAGTGCTTCCTTGGGGCTTTCAATCAAGCAGCCAAGCAAACCCATCTCCATATCTTCATTGTTGGGTGGAACCCTTACTTCTTTCATTGCTATACTCTTAGAGTTTTTGGAAATCTTCTGGCAACTCACGCACCAGTTTAAAAAAATCTTCTAGCGTCATTGCGACAAGCCAAGGTGCATGGTTCTTGCGAAAGGCAAACACAGGTATCTGCTCATCCTTCGCATCCCGTTGTGCTTGGGCTAGTCCATCACGTGTAACACCTCTTTCTCGGTGCTTCACTTCAAAGTGAAACTTGTTTAGTGAATCACACTTCACATCAGGGGCAGCACCTCCGTCCGCGCCAATGGCAGAGTGCTGGCATCCACGTATTGCATCTTTGTAACCAGCTTCTCTAAGCTGATCACGGAAAGCACGCTCTGCTACCGCTCCCTTGCGCCTACTGTTAATCAAGTAGCACCTCCTCAGATATGTACAAGGTCTTGTAGTATGTTGATTCTGCTAGTGCTGACATTGGAATGTACCATTGCTTCTCTTCACCATGCTCCCCCTCCTCTCCTAGTTTGATTGCTGAATCAAGAGATATCTGAAGTCGGGTTCGTTTAGCAGGGTCGGAGAACACTAACGTCTTAATGTTATTCTCCTTTGCGTAGTCCAGTAGCCTGTAGTCAAAGCTAAGTGATTCGTTCTGCCAAAGCACAGCAGTACTAAACTCAAACTCACGGACGAGGGTGTCGCCAATGTGCTTACCAATAAAAGTCTTCCTTCCGTTAATGGTTGTGTGAATTGCTTTCTTCATCACCGGGCAATGTCATCCAGCTAATGTTTGGATTGTTCTTGTCTATGAAATAAAATGTTTCCTCAACGTCTTCGTACCTACTGTCTCTTTTCTTTTCAGCCCACCAGTTTTTTTCTGTTTTGTTTACATCAATAACTATCATGGCCTTGAAGTCTGCCGATGGCAGTATGTAAAACGCAGGCTTACTTCCCGACCTACGATCAAAACTGTTCTTGTTGCATATCATAATGGACTCCCAAGGGTAGTCATTGATATCACTGAACACAAAGGTGCGTTGCTTTACTTCACAACGCTGTAAGAGGAACAGGTCACCGTTGTCAGTCATACTAATCCTATCACTTTGGTTTGCTGCAATGTGAGTAGGCGGTATCTGAACAGTGTGTCCACGTGATGACAGGTATTTAGCAACCCTCCACACAGTGGGTATACTGTCCTTAATGTGGGTGCGGTACTTCTCCCAGTCCCTCTCGTTCATCGTTATGACTTCCTTGATTTAAGTGAAGCACGTGCATTGGTGCTTCGTATAACAGGAGCAAAGTTATCTCTAACCCATTGCTTTGGGTCTTTAACCTTTAGGTGCTTTGCTGCCAGCTTCTGCATAGCAGATGTTGATATGTTGCAGCTTGCATAGAACTCATCCTCAGGTATCCCTAGGTTCTCAGCCATTTGTTTAGCAACCTTAACGGAGGTAATAGATGTTATCTCTCTGCCCTTCGCCATGTACCAGCCACTAATAGATTCGGGGTCATTGTTAAGCAGGTCTTTGGTCTTGTCAGTAAGCGCATCATATATTGATGCAGCAGCATCTCTTGCTTCCTTGGCTCTCTTTATGTGATGCCCTCTTTGAACCGGAGACATTTCATTAAACTCTTCAGATGTAATATGGATGTCAGCATAGGCATTTATTTTGTACTGTAGTGCAGGGCATATTGTTTTTGCATCGCACCACTTGCACGCTGATTCCGATGGCTCCAGCCACCCTTCTCCTGACAAAGCAAGTGTTACGTACTGACGTATCTCATTCTCTGCACGTTGAAGCTCAGGCTTTGTGAAAGTGTGGCAAAGAACAGTGTCATAAACTGACTCAGGTTGTGCAAAGCAATACCTAACCTCCTCCATTCCTTGGTCTCTCCACTGCATCCACCAAAGAACGGCTTCCGCCTTAGCCTGCCAGTTGTTACGCACAGAGTCTTGGCCTCTGCCTGTTTTGTAATTGCATACAATGCCCTTACCTGTAAGCGCACAACGTGCAGCTATATCCAGCTTGCCTGACCATATCTTCTTCCCCTTGTCCTCGTACCAATACCTGACTTCACGTGTCACGTCTTTGGTGTCATGGAACAACAGCTTGTCATACTCCTCAAGCTCCGCAACAACAGCAAGCTCCTCAGATGAAAGCTCTTCTCTGCTTACGCTTCCATCCATCACCCCGTGAATGCGAGTACCCCTTGCAGCCCAGTGTGATTCAGGTGGTTCAATCGCCTTTGCCTCCAGATTGTGTGAGCCGGGGCATAACACAACACGGTTGATGCCGCTTGCACTAGGCAAGCCCATTCTCTCATCAGTTCCTTCAGTGTTCATTTAATTTTCTTCCGCAATCCATTGCACCGCATTACCTGCCAACTTCCACTTGGCATCTGCATCAGGCACATGGGATGGAATGTCGTACATACCAGCACTGTCTGAGTTCTCATGCACAAACTCAAACCAAGATACTCTTGGACTGCTACCTAGCGCAGCAGATGAGCAGGCGGGGATACCGTTCCTGCCGTATGCATACTCCATGCATTGGTGTCCATTGAAACGATCCAACTCAAAGTACGGCTTCACCTCTGCAAGCAGAGAGTGGGTCTTGCCACACTTGCGTAGTTCGCAATCCCACTCAAGCCTGAAGTCAGGCGACCATCCATTCAGGTCAACTGGTTCGTATTCCCAACGCCATCCAGCCGCATCAAAAAACGCTGCCCACCGGGCCTCAAGGCGAGACCGGAAGGCAGTGTTATTGTAGGTGGTGGGGTGTGCCTTGATGGTATAGACCATATCACCCTTCACTTGACAGGACTAACGCTAGGAACTTTGAGGGGTACTCAATGATAGACTTAGCGTAGTGTTCACTTACATCCTTGTAAGTTTCTCCCTGCTTAATTTGGTTCCTTCCTATCAGGAAAGTGTTAACAGCCTTAGCGTTCTTTCCTACGACCTTCTCCAAGGCCACAGTGTACTTGCCCACAGCAGGTTTGCTTTGGGCGGGAGCAGCAGGAGCAGGCTTACCATTTGACGCTGGCGTCACAGCTTTGTTCTCAGCTTTTCTTTCAGCAGCTATCTCCATCTCCTGTTTTGATGGACGCTCTGCGTTCTTGTCTTGGTACTTGCTGTTAGCAATGCACCTTCCAATCGCACTGGTCTCACTAGTCTCTACCCAGTTGGTAGTGGTTGCGCCCCTGTCCTTGGACTTCCAGTCCATAGCGTACCCTGTTGCCAGAACAGAATCGCCCTCCATTAAGGAAGCCTTAAAGCAAACCTTATTAAACTCCTCATCATGCCAAGCGATCTCAGTGATCACTCGCAGGTTTGGGTTGACCGCATGAATGCGTTGCAATCTAGTTGCTACATCTTCGTACTTGTTAGGATCGTACCTCATCTATTTATAATCTCAGGTTATTGACGTGTCAGTCTATGACTGAAGAGGGGAATCTTAGTTGTTTGTGAATGGTTGTCAACAGTTGTTTTTATTTGTTTGATTTTGGGTAGGAATAAACCTCAAGTTTTACTCCCTTCAGCAGGCCCATTCTTGGGTCGCCCAGCCGAGAGAACGCTTCCTTGGTCAGGTCAATACCCCTGTCAGGAAACTTCTTTCTGTTAGGGCCACGGTCATTGACGCGCACTATCACGTGCTTGTTTCTGTATGTGACCTTGATTCTTGTCCCGATGGGAACATCCCACATGGCGCAGGTAAGAGCCTTGTCATCCAAGGGTTCACCTGATGCGGTCAGTTTACCGACGAGTCCGTCTGCTTTGCCACCGTACCAAGAGGCGGTGGTGTGTACTGGTTTGAATGTAGGTTGACCTACGATGTAGGTGATTACACCTACACACATTGCTATTAGTGTTATGTATTTCATATGTGTATGATTAGAAAGTGGACGCGAGGGTCGGAATTGAACCGACGATGGGTCTTTTGCAGAGACCTGCCTTACCACTTGGCTACCCCGCGATAAATTAGAAAAGAGTTGTTGCTGCGCCACCAGCAATGAAGCGTAAGATGTCCTACCATCCCTGTCCCCGCAGCGGAGTGATCCCCGCTTAAAGGGCGACGGAGGCGTGGTACTCGCCAACTCAAAAAGAAACCAGCCGGGGGAAAGCATAGCAAAAACCCCGACTGGCGTGCGGGAGAACGCTACGAAAACCCGCTTGCAGTCAAGCTGCCTTACCTACTTGTCCTTGTCAACCCTCTTAAAGTTTCCAAGGTTCTTGCCGTAGGCAAAAGGTTCACGTGGGGCCATGTTTCTTTTCTCAAGAAACTTTTTGTAGCCCCTTTCCACGTCCTCCTTTATGCCTGCATATGCCTTGTCAGGAATTGCATCACTGACTTGCTCAATCTTTTGTTTGGTTTTGTTCTGCATTTTCTTTTTCGTTGATGGGCCATTCACCATCAAAATCAAATGAGCCTAGCTCTTTGTATGTATTGCCTCGCTCCAGCTTGAGATATGTTACCTTGCCGGGGCATCCAGATATGCAATCCATATCCTTGAGTAACATCGTAGATGTGCGCTTTGTTCCTTCGTAGACAGTGTCTATACGGATGTGTGTAGTGTGACGAGGTGACTTCATTATTCAAACAGTCCATCATTATCTGTTGGATTCTTCTTGTTGTTTTGCTCCGCAATCTGATCAAGCACTATCATTAAACAGTGAGTCCAGTAAGGGAAATCAAACTCCTCTTCACCCCAGCTAATCAAACGGGATATATCTTTATTCCCAAGCGCATCCTTTTGGCGCGGGGTTAATTTTATTACGTATTCATCTGGCACTCTTGCTGGCCTTCCTCTCTTTGGTCTCTTTCCGGTGCGAACAACTGCTTCAGCACGCTTACTGATCTGATCAATACGCTGCCGGGTTAGCATCATGTCCGAACCTATAGACGATAGAGTTTCTCCCTCTGCTCGCCTGACAAGGACATCCTTTTCAGGGTCAGTAAGCAAGCCAACTTTGTGGCTTCGCTTAATGCGCTTAATCCATTCAATTTCCGATGGCTCCAGCCATCCCTCTCCTTTAGCGGGAGCCATTAAGCAGCACCTCCTTCTTGGTATTGGTACGAGTATGTGCCATCTTCACTGAATGCTCAGGAGTTCCAAGCTTTGTTGGATTAGCGAGCAGCCAATCAAGACTAAGCCCAAGCTTCTTTAGTGAAGCAGGAATGTTGATCCTGTACGTGCCGTCAGCAAGTGACCTGTACACTAAGCGTGGGTCACGGCTGTACTTAGCTGGCAGCTTGCCCTCCTTATGGTGCTTCCGCTTAGGAACGGCAGGCTCGTCGCCTTCTTTAGCAACACTGCTTAGTGTTGTGTGCTTCATGGTTGCGACCAAGGAGACCAATTCCCCAAGCTCGTCTTTGTCTGTATGTATTACTACTTTGTACATATTGTTATGGTCAGTGGAGACTGAGGTCTCCGTGGTTTAAGTGTTCTGCAAGGTCTATAAAATGAGAGACGCTTCGGCTCTCATTGAATGTCTTCAAGCACTGCTTCAGAATCCTCCTTTGAGTGGGACGATCCTCCTCTTTTAAGTAGTCGTAAATATCAAAGATGTTTACGTTCCAAACCCAACTATCAACTAGTTGTTTAGCTTCTTTTTTGGTCATAGATTTTATTACAATTTGACATATGTCAAAGGCACTGACTGCCTTACTGTTTATAGTCACTAGATATCTCCTGCTGGTAAGCCAGAATCTTTTGCTCTATCTCCGCCAGCTTTACTGCCTCCTTACCTGATTGCGTGTTTGCTTTTGCTTGCTTGATACACTCAAGCACAATGTAGCTGTCCTCACGTTTCAAGTGATAGCAGTCTGCTAGTTGATCTATATACCCTTGGTATTCTTTGAATAGTCCCATAGTTATTTTGTGTGATTAATAAATGCATCCACTAGTTTCATGTCGCCACTAGGTAAATGATCCAAGTCTAGTAAGTAAATCATCCCGTCAAACGTAGGGAATTTACGATAGTAACCTCGTATAAATTTTTTATACTGGGCCAGCGTCACGTCCTTATCGTCTTCACGGGAGCAGGAGAAGCAAACATTGGTTTCAGAAAGTAAACAACCTCCCCCAAGTAGTCCGAAGGACTCCACATAATCAATTCGTTCATCCAGCATATGCATGAACTCATCATCAGTGTGGCTGATGCCTCCATAGTCTTTGCCTTTTATTTCTATTCCGATTGTCATAGTTATTTGCGTTTTTTCTTACGGTTATAAGGGGATACTTTTCCCTTTGAATGTTTGCCTTCGTTGTAAGACCGAAGGTTTGTTACCTTTGCTTCGCCTCTAGTAGTGACGGCCCCGAACTCAGGGCGAGCTAATGCTCGTCTGTTTTCTATTTTATTTTTCATTCACGTCCTTTGTTATGCACCACGGTGTCATGTACACCTAGCCCTCTGCTGCTGGCTGGTCTGCAAGCATGGCGAGCAATCATATATTGCATAGCCCTTGCAGCAGCAAGCGACTTGGACTCACTTTTCTCTATGTCAGATTCTTCTGAGAAGTTCTCACTAGTGACGTACTCAGCCTCTTCGTATGTATGCTCCATGTATGGGCAGGTTTCATTGGCGTTGGTATCATCCAGATAACAAGCCTTGATGCTGACTGTCAGTTTGTAGTGGCTCAGAGACAAGCCGTGTTCTTTAGGCTCTGCACTCATGCTGCCACCTCCGCTGCTACATAATATGTTTGCTGGTGTGGTGGCTTGATGTCCGCATCAGGGTCTGTGTTGATGCCTAGGTACACCGTTGGCAATTTTGTGGGAGGCACATCTTCAGGTGCATACATCACCTCCCAGTACATATCACTAACGAGTATGCACCAATCAAACTGCGATGCACGCTTGGCTACCCAGTCAATGGCAGGCTTCATGCAAGTGCCGCCTCTTCCATACCACTTCTCAGGAACCTTCAGAGGGAAGTCCGAGAGCCTGAATGTTTTGATCTGCCCCTCAAGGACACGTGTATCACACTGTATCAGTGTTACCTCTGCCTTGCGAAAGGCTCTGCATATCTTGTCAATGACACGGACTGATTCATCCATCTCGTCACGCCCCATTGAGCCTGACGTATCAAGTATCATAACGCCACGTGTTGAGTTCCTAGTCTTATTGCTTGGCAATAATACATCTTGTCGGTAGCCGTGACGCCTGCTGAATCTCTTGTAGGTGTAGCCACCTATGCTCCGCTTGGTGACAAAGTCATCAAGCTGCTGCTTCCAGTTGTGCTGGTTGCGCTTGACTGTAAGGCTGCTGAATATGTCAACGTCCCTACCAAAGCCACCGCCTTGTTCCTTCTGGAGGATAACAGCTTGAGACGTTGTCTCTTTCCATTGGTCTAGTGCGGCAACCCCATCATCATCCGAATTAATGTCAGGGTGATCTTGAACCTCACCAAATGTTGGCTTGTTCATGTCATCCCCAAAGAACTCTTCCATCTT